GGCTTGTTGAGGTGTGACGTACATGTTGGCATATAATATATATTTGATATTTCTTTAAGTGATTTTATAAATAAAAAATTATAAAAAAGACGTGTATATAAAACTTGTGAATTTTGCGAATTTTGCGAATTTATGGAACAGTACTATATAAAAATACAGGTAGTATTACCAAATATCTAAGAATTCCATTTTTATGTGCTGTATCTGATATAAGAACTCTTTATAAAAAAGATGTTTTATCGATATTTACTAATATGGTTAATTCTTTTTTGAAGAGTGAGGATTTGGATATAAATAAATTTAAATTATCTTTAATTGCAATTAATAAAAGTTCATCTCACTATATTGGTTATGAATATATATACCCAAATAACTATGAAAAATTTGAAAAGTTTAAAGTGAATCCGACTAAAGCACAACTTACTGGAGACACCGCCGAAAATGAATACACAATTTTTTGCATAGGAGAATTTAAATTTTTATTTAGTTATTCAGCATTATTTACAAGAGGTGATTCTTATCAAATGTTTTCAATTAAATATGAATATAAGGGAAATAAACATATATTTTTTGAAATTGAAGGTATAGATGGTGTATTTAATATAAAATATTTGCCCAAAAAAAATATTAATGATTTTTTGTTTGAAATAGGTTTAATAGACTGCAAAGAAAATTTATATATAGATAAATATCAAGCAACGATAATAGTATTTATATATTGTTTGGAGGATATTTATTCATTTGGTGATAATATTTATTGGTGCGAGTTCTTTAATCCTCTGAACAAGCCTTCTGGCCATGAGGATTCACCAGAATTTAATATGTATCATATAAATTTGACGAGTATGTTGCGTTGTTGTGAAAAACTAGAATTATTTTAAAAATTGAATTTTAATTTTAATTTTACTTAAAATATAAAATTGTAAATATTATAAAAAATGCATCGAATATTTACAATTGGAATATGTATTGACAAAATATTAAACTATTTAATGCCAAAATCTCAAGAAGAAGATTGGATATCTCCTTATTATTTAAGTCAAGTTAATAAATATTTTTTCAAATTGGTCAATAATCGTCCAGAAATTAATAAATTAATAGAAAAACATAATGATACGAGTTCCATATATAATTTTTATGGTGAGAAAGAGGATGTATATGCTGAAGACCTTGAAAAATATAAATTACCATATTTATGTGCATTTTGGGATGTGAATATTTTGCAGAAAACTAACGTTTTACCAATTTTTCAAGGATTAATCAGAGAATATTTACAAACTAAACTAATACCGGATTTATCGGCATTTATGGAAAAAATCATCGTTATTAGTAATTATATAATATATAATCCAGAAAAAGATTGCATAATCGATCCATTGTATAAAATTGAACAATTTACATATAAAATTGATAATGTTAAATATAATGGAGATTATGAAACAAGTAACTTTATAGTTTTTTCTGTTGGGAATTTTAAATTTGGATTTTATTACGATATATTACAAACACCTAATGATAGATATACAACTTTTAGAATTAAATGTATTTATCAAGGATCTGAATATACCTTTTTTGAAATTAATAGTCCGAAAGATGCTTCTCGTGTAAAACCAATGGAAAAAGAAGATATAAATACGATTTTGCATGCCATGGGTATGATAGATGATTCTGAAATAATTCATAATGATATATATGCTGCAATGGTAGCAATATTAATTGCAATTATTGAAGATGGAAATTTTATTGAAATGGTTCAATGGCATCGATTATTTAGTAATTCTTATTATGCGTTTAATGATACTCTTGTGTCTGGAAAATATCATATCAGGCTTCAATATATGAGAAAACATTTGGTAAATTTAAAGATTTAATTATATTGTTATATACATTATGACTTATTCAATAGATGAATATTTTAATTTATTTTATAATGGTGAGCACTGTGGAAATATGTATAAATGGCTTAATACAGAACATTGGAAATATCAAACTCTGAATTGGGCTTGGCCTATCGGAGATGGATTACCGGCAATGACAACGGATGAAATAGTTAAATTAGTTAATGTTAAACACAGGATAATAAATCCAAAAACACATAGATTAGTAGAATATGAATTAAAATTATATAAAGCTGGAATAATTGAAACAAAAAATATAATATTTCACCAAGGATATTTGCTATTTAGATATAGACCAACACATGAATTGGTAAAAATGGAATATAATATTAGACTTATAAAAATAAGTGAAATAAAAAAATTGACTGATTGGAAATTAATTAAATGTAATAATTATAAGGAAAATGGGAAGTTGACTTTTTTACCATTTGACCGATGTGATGTTTATATAAAATATGAATCTTTTTATGATAGATTGAGTTTGGTATGTTATCGAACAGGATTTAACAAAAAAGAATATATTGTTAATGGAGTTGATCAAATAATTGAACAATATAATTCACTTAAAAGTTTTGAATTCGGAAAGAAAATAGTTGGAGATTTGTTGAAAATGCGATTGGGCAAATATATTACAAATGACATTATGACATATATAGTTGGGAAGGACACTATGGATTTAGAACGGGAAGAATATGGAGGACCACCTCATGAAATTTTTATAGTTAAAAATCCAACTCAGAAAAAGCAGAAATGGAATTATCAAAAAATAGGTGCTGTAGCGACCGGTCTGCTAGCAGTTGGTTTTGGGTTAAAGCGAATGTGTTTTTAACCTTATCACGGTGGTTGAGTTTTTGACATATGTTTAAATGTATTTAAACATAGATTTTTTATAAAATTATCCTTTATAAAGGATCTTCCACCACGACATAATTAATATATATATAAATAAAATACACAAATGAAAATTGGAATCGCATCAGATCACGTCGGATATGCTCTTAAACAAGAGATAATAGGAGAATTGAACGGAACAGTCCTTGACTTTGGATGTAATAGTGAAGAATCAGTAGATTATCCTGATTATGCTTATAAATTATGTAATGCTATGATGAATGGAAATATTACCCCAACCGGAATTTAAAATGAGACGATTTGCAAAGCAAATCATCATAATTGGCAAGTCCAATTGAGACAAATTTTTATTTATAAATTCTAAAACTATGTTTAAAATAATTTTCTAAATGTTTATTTTTAATTTTATATTTAATTATATGTTTTATTCTTTTACTTATTTCACCATAATCTTGGGGACTTTTTATAATGTTTTAACTGGCTGAAACATTCTTCGATGGGGTTTATTTTTGGATGATATGGAACAATATATAATAAATGATTACTACTATCTTCTATTAAATTTATGAGGACTTGTGTTATCCATTAAATAATTTTTATATTTTTCATTTATAAATTTTTTATAAAATTCAATTTGTTCCTCTTTTTTATGCCGCTTGTCAAATGCTCATATAATATTCAATCTATGTAAAACTTAAAGAAAAATAATAAAATTAATGTATTTAAAATTATTTAAAAATATATTATAATAATTTATATATAATGATTAAAAAGAAAAAACCACCTGATAAATATAAATGTATAAAAGTAAAATTAGATAGTATTTTAATTGATAATAAAGATAGATTAATAAGTGCTGTTATCAGAACTAATAAAATTACTATTAAAACATATCAATTATTAAGATTATGGATTTTAGATAAATATCATTCTAATAATAACATACCTATTATTACCGATAATACTATTAAAATGGCTCAAAAATCATTTTTAAAAAAATCATCTGGACAAAAAGCAAAGGGTGATAATTTAAAAATGTTAACTGAATTTGAAAAATATAATTTTGAGATTGAAAATGGTAAAAATTTATCTCAAATTTTAAGTTATTCATCAATTACCATGTTAACAGCCATTGAAAATAATATTAAATCCCATTACTTTGATTATATTAGACGATTTCTTAATTCATATTATAAATGTAAATATAAAGAAGAAATTAAAAATAAGGAATTTAAAGAACAATTATTCAAGGATTTGAAAAAATTAAAAAATGATATAATAGATAATACATTGACATGTGATGATAAATATCATAAATGGTTAAAAGAAAATAGAAATAATATTATTCCAGAAAAATGTCATGAAAATGGCTACTATTATGATATTCAAATTGAACCACAAAAATATATTAAATATATGATTTGGATGAATATTCAATTAGAAAAAATTGAAGGTAAAATGTTTCAATTTATGCCTTTAAGAACAGATATTATTTTAAAACATTGTTTAATTGATACTAGGAGTTTAATTGATATTTTTATTGATGAAGATAAAAATAAATATTTTAATGATATTTTACATTATAAATATATATTATGGAAACAATATTTTAACATTGATGTCAAAATTAAAGATTATTTATTTGATCATTCAATAATAACTGATGGTTATGCTGTTTCATTAAGATTTATTCATAAAGATAGATTAAAAGAAGAAGACGAAAAAAAAGCAAAAATGAAAAAAGGAAAAGAAATGTATAAAGGATTATCAAAAGAAGAAAAAGATGAATTAAAAAAAAAAAGAAAAGAACAAGCTAAAGAGTTAAATAAAAAAATAAAAGAAGAAGAAAAAGAGCGAGAAAAAGAATTATATAAAGGATTAACTAATAAAGAAATTAGAGAATTAAAGAAAAAAATAAAAGAAGATAATAAAGAAGAAATAGAATTTCCATATATTGATGAAGTTGATAAAACTGAATTAGAAGGAAAACATATATTTATTGACCCTGGGAAACGGGATCTTTTATCAATAATTGATGATGAAAATAATCGTTTAACATATAGTAATAAAAGAAGAGTAAAAGAAACAAAAAGATTAAAATATCAACGATTAATAAAAAATTATAAAGATAAATTGGGGATATGTGATATAGAAAATAAGTTATCAAAATATAATTCAAAAACATGTGATTTAGAAAAATTTAAAGAATATATAAATGAAAAAAATAAAGTGAATAATGAATTATTCAAATTATATGAAGATGACAAATTTAGACAATATAAATATTATGCATTTATCAACAGAAAAAGAGCAAATGACAATATGTGTAATTTAATAGCAAATAAATATGGAAAAAATGTAATTTTAATTTATGGTGATTGGTCAATAAAACGAAATTTAAGAAATTTTATATCAACTCCAAATATTGGTATAAAACGGAAATTAAAAGAACGTTTTAGAATATTTAATATAGATGAATTTAGAACATCATGTTTATATCATAAAACAGAAGAAAAAGGAGGAAATTTATATTATGAAGATAAAAAGAAAAGAGAACAATTAAAAAAGAAATTGAAAAATATGATAGAAAATAAGGATAATAAAGAAAAAATAGATTATATGAAAAATTATATAAAAGATACAACAAATACAAAACGAAAATTACATTCGGTCCTAACATTTAAAATGGAAATCAACCGGAAGGGATGTAAAAAAACTCGTTATGATTGTATCAATCGGGATTATAATGGTTGTTTAAATATAAGAAAACTATTTAATTCATATATGGATAACAAACCAAGACCTCAACGATATTGTCGAGGACAAAATTTAGAAAAAATCACCAATCCTTCTTCGGGAGCGTCAAATGGTGTTCGGCTTGAGAACAAGGACAGTTCATAGAGTACTTTTACGGCGACCAATTGAAATTTAATTATTTGATATTTTTTTTTATAAAAAATTATAATGATTTGCTTTGCAAATCGTCTTATTTTAAATTCCGGTTGGTGTAATATGGGAATATTAGTATGTGGCACAGGAATAGGAATGTCAATGGCTGCGAATAGATTTTTAGGAGTGCGTGCTGGCCTATGTTTGACAACTGAAATGGCTGAAATGACTCGAAAACATAATAATGCAAATGTATTATGTTTAGGGAGTAGCATTTGAAATAATAAAATATTTTATAAATACTGAATTTGAAGGTAAGCGACACCTAAGACGAATTAACAAATTATTTTTTTCCAATTTTAAAGAATTCATTGATACTTTTATTTCCTGATTTTTTATTCTTAAACTTTCTTTTTACATCTGCTAATATTCTCTCTGGTTTCTTCTCAATCAGAGAAAATATCTGACCCACTGGGTTCTCAATTTGATGTTCCAGATAGTACATATAATCAATCTTTAGATTATTCTCTTTAATATAATTTGGATCTTCCACAATATCACCCTGAATAAGCTTTGTCGAAAGCGGCTTTTTACACTTATCATATGTAATCTTACCAGTTTTCGTACTTTTCTTCATCTTATGTTTCATAAAACAATCATCACAATAATAACCATAACATATTGGACACCTTTTACATTTTCCTCTCTTTGTTATTCCACCTTTGACCAGATATGTATAATTTTCTGTTCTTCTACAAAATCTACACAGATTCTGACACAATTCATTATGACACTTCAAATGATATGGACAGAACAACTGAGAACATTTAATACATTTTCCATTTGACTCTTTTACGCTTTTTGCACCGCATTTTGGATGAGAACATTTTAGATTAGATGATTCAATGAACAGAAATTTAACACGCTCGTTCGACTGTGGCTTATTTCCCGGATCGCGCTCTCCCATTCTATCTGCCAGAGCCTTATGTGGAATTGCCGTCGGATTCGCATAATCCGCTTTGAGTGTTTTTGATAAAAGTAATTTTGACATTTCAATTTTACCATCAAGAAGATTCTTAATATAATCCTTATAAAAGTTTTTTGCTTTTTCATTATCTCGTTCTTTAAGAATATAATCCGTTACATCATTATAAATATCCTTTACGACTGGTGCATAATCGCGTCTTACCAAAGCCGTTCCCATGGATTTCTTTTTATATTTATTCGGATTGGTCTCATACAAATGTCCAACATAACGCTTTTTACTGAAAATCATAAATGGCCAGAACGTCTTCTCATATTCCAAATCCTGTGGTTTCTTTAGCTTACTGGTTACATATGCTCCCGCTTCCATTCCCACTTGAATTGTTAATTCAAGCATTTTCTGATCCGGAATCTTACCATTTACCTCATATTCCGGATATTTCTTTTTAATATATTCTGCAAAGTTAATGAATACCGAATCCGTATTCTTTACAATAATCTCACCAATACCCGCTTGGAAATTGCCTTCTTCAGTTTCTAAATCATACACAAACTGATCCTGTCCCACTTTACTGATCTCTTTGCATGATCTTAATATATTATTGTCTCTAACCATCTCCGCATTCTTCAAAACATATTTACCATCGGCAAATTTAATACTCAGATTATATCCCATTGTTTTTGCATAAACATATGTCATTGCCGCTTCTATTTTAGTATCAAATTTATCCTCCATTTTACCTATCATTTTATTATTACTTAATTCAGGATAACCTGTCAAAAGACGAGTTTTACCTTCAATACATTTATGTGGTTTTATCTTATGTTTATGTTCATCTAATAAACTATGATCTTCAGTTACATCTACAATACCATTATCAGTTGCAACTCGAAAAATCCGTTTATTTGTCTTATGTCTGATAACTCGTTTAATTTTCGTCCAACCACTTGATGACCAAACTTCATAATTACATTTTCCCTGTTGCTTACATTCCCTATCTTTGTCAAACGGTTTAAACATTTTATAATCTGACCATTCTGAACAAATCGAATTGATTGTCCTGATTTTAACCTTACCTTTATCATTCCTTAATAGAATTGGTTCATCTCCTAATACACTATCACCATATGTTAGACTAGAACCCGGATATTTCTCTAATGTATAATCCCTCGCCAAAATAACCATTCTTCTCCCAACAGCCGTTGTTGATGCTGCTAACTCTTTATAACATACAGTCGAAGTTGCAGCTCCTACTTGACCATAAACACTATTACATGTAATTTTGAAGGCTAATTGAAGACCATTCAAAACGTCCTTTTCAAAGGCTGAATATGTATCTTTTTTATCGACAATATCTTCCTTTTTCACAATATGTTTATCACCTTCCACATTCTTAATTTCAACTTCTCCAGTAAGATTGCCATCTTCATCTTTCAACTCCTCATACAAACCAATGAGTTCTGTTCCGTCTTTCATCGTACATGTTTCGTATTTCATCTTTTTACGAGTATCTCGTCGAGCTTTCAGAAGATCAGCAAGAATTGTTGGTAAAGTGGATTTGCTACCATCTTTATTTTCTGCATATTTACAAAGTTTTACACCAATTAGTTTTTTATCGTCACCTTTTCCTGTAAAAATGTCATACCAAATCTCATTATAATTATAATCCGGCAAATTATCATATTTTTTATTAATGGTATTTTCCACAAGATCAAGTAACTCTGGATATTTATCAGGATGTCCACCATCATATTTCTTTTTCTGCTTCTCTGTAAGTTCAGGCTTGTATAAATACCTCTTGAATCCAACAATCGAGTCATGAGAAATATTCTCAGCAATCATTGATGACGGATAAAGCGATGCATAGTCCATAACAGCAATTGGATCATAATAAATTCCAGGATCAGGAGGAAACACAATCGCACCTTCATACGAGTTACGATCAATATCTTCTTCTTGGAGATCTTTAATTATGAATCCCATTTTTGCACAACAATTGCCCATAAGACTCGTAATTTTAATACCTTGACCCCTTAAAAATAAGTATGATAATGGAATTAAACATACATTACCCATACCTACGTTATTCGGAAGAACCTGCAATTTATTGAGCAAATTATTACATAAAGCACAATCTTGAACACAATAAGTTGCGATTTCTTTCATATCAGCCTTTGTTCCACGTTTATAATTCGCAAACAACTGTTTTGGACTTAAATCTTCTTTATTTTGTTTCATAAAGTGCTCTGAAACCGAATTTAGTTTATATGATGATAATTTGTGGTTATTTTGAATATATTTCAACAAATCCACCTGAACTACTCCTTCAATCCCAATATAACGGAGAAAGTTTTGTCCCATTGCTGATGATTTTAATTCTTTTTCAATAAATTTTGCCTTAACTTGTTCATTATCTCCATTATTCCGTCTCGCCAATTTTTTGAGGAGCATTTCGTCGTATGGTCCGCATGTTTCTCCATTACCGTTTTTGGCTCGGTCATAAATATATTTCCAATCGAAGCCCCATATATTATAACCAGTAATGATATCTGGATCTACTTTTTTCATAAATTCACACCAACCTAGGATAAGACGGCGTTCATCTTTGAATTCTTCTACGATGCAATCTTCGATAGGATCACATTTCTTTAATGTGGCGATATATTTATAATTTTTATCATCTCCAAAAATATTAACCGTTGTACCAATTTGAATGATTTGATCACATTTTCGATGTGCTTCTGGAAATGATCCATCTCCACTGGTACATTCAATATCATAACTAGCAACTACGAATTTACCAATCTGATTGAGCTCATGATGATGGATTTTTGATGCCCGCACATTACATTCTAATTGACAATTTGTTTGCTTGTCATATGACCATTCAATGTATTTACGCTTGATTTTAATCCATCCAATCGGTTTAATGCCTTGTTCATGATAAAAACGCAATAGCGGTGTAATCTTCGTTTCACATAGATTTTTCGACAAATTATATTCTTTTCCTTGGATTTTGAAGGGTTTTTCATTTGATTCCTGAATAGCGCGTTTATAATTATAAAAAGCGCTAATGGTATTGAAAACTAGTTTAATATATGGACGTTTAGTATTATTTGTAAAACCATAATATGGAACACGTTTGATAATACTCACTTTTACTAAGTTTTTCTTATTATAAAATGGTACTGTGTTATTTATTGCAAATTTGAACTGTTTTACTTCTTTTGCGGTCCATCCATCAGGGCAACGTACATACAAATAGGGTTCATAATCCTTGATTTTAAGAGCAATACTATGACCTTCTTGAGTAATACCATATCCGAAAATAGTAAATCGACGTTCTTTATATTTTTTCTGTTCTGCATCGCGAAAATCTTCTTCTTCTGAAGATGTTTCATCATCAATTTCCGCGTCATATGACTGCCAATCACTCATTTGAACTATTAAATCGCTTTTTCTTATGTTTTTGATATCTGTTATTTCGGGTCTAAACATGCTTTAGAATATACTTACGATTATATTTTTAAATAGTTAATTTTTTAAAAATCATTTTTCAAAGGTTTTTATAAAAAGTTAAATTGGGCATTGCGCCTAAAAAGAAAATTATCCACCGAAAAACAGTGTTTTGAAAAGTGGTATCCGCAAAGACACTACCGTTGTGTAGCACCGCATTGCGGCACTATTAGTAAAAAAGTAGCACCGCATTGCGGCACTATTAGTAAAAAAGTAGCACCGCAATACGGCATTATTGCTAAAAAAGTAGCACTGCATTGCGACACCGTTGTTAAAAAGATAGCGCCGCATCGCGACACTATTATTGAAAAGACGGCATCGCTTTACGATACTAAAACCTAAGTTACGCGTCATTGCCCTTTCAGGATAAGACACGTTAGTCACGACCGTGAGCTGATGCTCCCCAGCCTCCACCGAACAAAAGACCTTCTTTAATATTTTGTTTTTTTTGGTTTTCAGACAAAATATTAATTAGGCTTTTAAACGGCAAAATGTTGCCACCTATGATAATATCTGGAACAATATGCCCCAAGATATTACATTGTTGAGGAGATGACATGGTATCGGTACTGTGTTGCGTCGTTGCCGCGTTGCTGCTGCGTTGCTGTGTTGTTGATATTATTTATTAATAGGATGTATAAAACATATATTTAAGAAAAATAACTGTCATTTTTTTTTCCAGTTTAATATTATATAATATGGATGAAATTTGCAAGACTATGTTTACAAAAACCTTTAAAATTAAGAAGAAAATTTTAGATATGAGGAAAAATAAAATAGTTAATACTCATTTTGAAACTATTAAATGTGTTTTAGAGGATAAACGTTTAATTGATGATGCTATTGCATTTCCAAGCTATATTGGATTTAGTGATAGTGAAATAATAAAAGCAATAATTTATTATATTAAAAATGCTTACAAATTATATTATAGAGAAGATACTGATAATCCACCATGGAATTTAGTTTGGAAAAGAAGCAATATGAAAATATATAATATGTATTTATTTAATTATTACATATTTGCAATAAAACCATCTATCGTTAATAAAATAATTAAAAAAAAATTATCATCCCTACCTAAAAAATACCATTATTGGATGGGATTGTATATTACTTATAAATATATAATGAAATATACGGATATTAAAACATATATTTATGTAGCCTATCTCAAACAATTAAGTCATAAACTAAAACATTGCAATCTTCATAATCTTTATGAGGTTTATAAATATGCCTCAAAACATGTAATGTTAAAGGATTTTGATAAAAAATATATAATTATCTCTAAAAATGCTAGTGAAATTTTCAAGGAAATCCGAAAATTATATAAACATCGTCTAGATAATAAACAATTTGTTAAATATTATGAAAAAGAGGGTAAATACCATGATTTTCCGAGTAATATTAATTATTATCTAGATAGACTTCCGGATTATAGTGATCGTGAGCATATCAAAAAAGAAATAATTAAAAAATTAGGTTTGAAGTAAATTGATGATAAAGACCCCGACTGGCGGGGCGTTGGGAGCGTAAGCGACTACCGAACGGGAACCCTGCGAGTAAAAGACGGGACGCGAGTAAAAGACTTAAAAAAAAAATATATAATTAGTTTAAGTAGTATGAATAGTCCAAAGGGAATCGTTAATATTGGTAATACCTGTTATGCGAATGCGGCATTTCAATGTCTTTTTAACGTCGATTGTTTATCGACATACATGTTTAGTGATGAATTTAACGAGGATTTAAACGTTAATAAGAAAGAAGCTTTACTAACCAAGCAGATTTATAATTTGGTTAAATTCTTGCGATATGAAGGCGGGGACAATATGGATTGTGCCAATAAAGTAAGTAATATTTTTAAGGCTTTTCAGATTTGTTTTGGTAGAGGTAAATTTAATGTGGGAAGACAGGAGGATTCACATGAATTTCTTATTTATTTGCTAGATAGCTTACATATAGCACTTTCATGTGAAATTGAGTATAATATTAGTGGAACGATCATGAATGACAGAGATCGTATTATGAAAGAATCATTTGAACAATGGGTTGATTTTATCAAGAAAGGATATTCAGTAATCTCCAAACATTTCTTTGGACAGTTTTACAAGAATGTTTATTCGCAAGATGGGGATAAGCTTTTATCAACCACATATCAATCTTTCAATCATCTAACGATTCCGATAAACGAGGATTGTAAAACTGTTTATGATTGTTTAGATGCATTTTTCGATAATGAAATGTTAGATGATGACAATCAATATTTTCATGAGGAGGGTAATGAACATATTGATGCATATATTGGACAAAAAATTATTAGAACACCTGATGTTTTAGTTATTGTGTTAAAAAGATTTATTAATGGTTTAACGAAGATTAATTCATTGGTTGAATTTCCGATTGATGATTTAGATATGAGTAAATATATTTATGGATATGATGCGGGACATACGATATATGATTTGGTTTGCGTGGGGAATCATACTGGAGGAATGGGAGGTGGACACTATTTTGCCTATACTCGAAAATCGGATGGATGGTATATTTGTGATGATACACGAGTTCAGAAAATGGATGAATCGCGTATTGTTTCGCCAGTGAATTATTATTTGATTTATAAGAAAAAACAATTTAGACAACAATAAAATCTAATAACATATGTATATGAATAAAAGCGCTAGTCCCAGTAAATGCGTAAATAGAAGAACCAACAGAATTGTTAATATGAATAACAGAGTAAAGAACTCCGGAAAAACCAAAGGTGGATCAGGAATGCATGTTATTAATATTATTTTACTTTTGATTGTTGCTGTTTTTGCTATTTTCTTGGTGGTTCGAACAATTCAATTTTTCAATGAAACTTGCTATTCTAAGAAGAGTTGGGCCAGTTTTGTTTTTAGTGTATCAAATGATCCATGTGTTTCGAAATATGATCCGGCGTCTTATCAAGAAAGGAAGGTAGAAGATGAGAAGGAAGTTGTCCATATACCGACACAAAAATATGACTATAAAACATCGCAATGCGTATGTAATGCAATGGGTGGAGAGCTTGCGGATATAAATGATGTCCGTCGAGCATATAATCAAGGCGCTCAGTGGTGTACTGTTGGTTGGTCAAAGAATCAACAAGGACTATATCCCGTACAGCAATGCTTCTATGATAAATTACAGAAAGGTCCAAAACGTTTAAGAAATTCATGTGGATCTGGTGGAGGAATACAAGGTGGATATTATGCAAATCCAAATTTAAAGTTTGGTATTAACTGCCTTATGGTGAAGAAAGGAAATAAAAAAATAGTTAAAGAAAAGGCACCTACTTGTGAGCAACCAGGATATTGTGATACATATAATTCTACACATAATATAAATGACATTACAATTGCACCATTTAATAATGAACAATGGTCTATGTATAATAAATAAATTCTTTTAATTTGTAATCAAATATCTTTATTTGTTGGAGGTAAAATATATTTTTTATATTTTTCGTCATTTATAAAATTTGTCCATTCTTGATAAATTTCATCATCATTCATTATTTGCACTTTTTTTTTGTAATTTATCATCTGTGATCTTGTCCAGCGACAAAGTATTTTAAGATTACCTTTATGGGTTGTTTTTAAATATGTTTTATTTTTAATTATATATTTTTTTACATCATTTAATTTTTTATACCATTTTTCCTTATTATTTAGGAAATAAACATTGTATTTTTCATCTTTTGTAAATTCTAACCACATCTGCCTTATTTTTTCATTTTTCATAATATATTTTTCCTTTGAATAATTTTTTTTTTGATGTTCAATCCAATTTCCCAGTTTAGAAATATTTTTATCAGAACTTCGTTTTGGTGGTCTTTTACTATATTTATCAAAATATGCCTTAGCATTATCTAACATCATAAACCATATTTGTTCATCTGTGTAAAAATATTTACAATATTTAGGATCATTTACAAATTCTTCCCATTTTAATCTGATCGATTTATGACTCATTATTTCTTTAGATTTTGAATATTTCACTATTTGACCAGATAACCAAGCACCCATACGATGAATATTTATATCAGATGAATGTCGATGAGGTCTGCAGTGATTTTTATCAATATATTGTTTAACTTCATTTAATTTCATATACCATGTATCTTCGATCGACATAAATATTTTTGAATATTTTTCATCTTTGAGAAAATCACCCCAAATACTGTAAAATTCGTCATATTGCATATATTTAATTCTTCTCGAATAGTTACTACACTGTGTATTTAACCAATTAGCAAGAAATACAACATTTTTATCACTATCTCTTATGGATGGACGTTTATTTTTATTAGTTAAATATTGTTTAACTTTATTAAAATTATTAAACCATTGTTGTTTTTTTGATAAAAATAAATCCCCATATTTTTTACTGTAAATAAAATTTTTCCACATATTAAAACATTTAATATTCTTCATGATATTTTTTTTATCTTTATAACTTTTTATTTGATCGCTTACCCACCATCCTAATCTTTTAACAAATATATCTTTACTAGAAAAACTTGGTCTCTTACCTTCCTTATCAATATAATCTTTCACTTGTTCCAATCTCTCCATCCAAATCTGTTCATAACTCTTTCCTCCCACAAACTTCCCAAGTCTATCATAAACCTGTTCATAAAGCAAATCAGCCTTTTCAAGATCACTTCCATCAATACCTTCAACTCTAATCTTTGTCTTAGAACCAGCCTCAATACTCTTCTTCATCTGGGAATCAACCTTACAAAAAGTCCTGACAATTTCCTGAATATCATTTTCATCCATATTCTGCTCTGTCATCGGAATAATCACTCTGAAAAAAGGCTTTGACTCATGTATCCTACATGCTCTCATCATAATTTGGACTTTATTAATATCAGAATGACGTAAATCACCAAACGTTACTGTTCTAATACCATTAATCGAAATCCCTTCATTAAACATACCACATAATGAAACAACATACAACTCGCCCTTAATCAATTTCTCTTTGATTTCCTGTCTTTTCTTAATTCCGCATTTTCCATCCAAATAATCCGCTTTAATCCCTTTTTCCACTAATTTCTTAGCAAAAAGCCTGCATCTCGCAGTAGAATTAAAATAAACGAACATAGGAAAATATTCAGCTTTATCCTTTAACATATCAACCATCGCATCCATTCTATCACCTTCTCCAAAGAATGAAAAATGAACAACATAATCACTAATCCATCCCGCATTAATGGCATCTCTCATTGAATAATCATAATCCAAATCATCAGTCTCATGAAACGTTGCGGAAAATTGAATTTCTTTATCAGCCTTTACACCATCAATGATTTGTCTTATCTTTGAATCATCATTCTCCAAATGATGGGCTTCATCAATGAATTTATACCTAAAATTGCCTTTGATATATTTTGAACTCGCATTAACACAAATAATAACATTATAATCATTATTTACCGTTGTCTGTCCATCTCCAATAAACACGCATTTCATATCGAATTGCTCAAATAAATCCATTGTTTGTTTAGCCAAATCTAACCAAGGAACAAATATAACAAATTTATTATCTTTATTCTTCTTCAATTCTTCTTTGATAGTATATAACATAATATAAGTCTTACCACATCCACATGGTAATTGACATTTTATGACATCTTCTTCGCTTTCGTTAATCACCTTAAAACATTCAAGTAAATAAGGTCTTTTTTCAATCCGCGGTTTTCGCTTGCGTGGCTTAATAATCTTCCTTCGCGAATATTTCTTAATTAAATCATCAAAATCATTACGAACCAATTTAATTTTGCCAAGTAATTTTTGCCCCATTTTATTGATTTTGGCGGTTTTTGTTGTTGCCAAAATCAGATTTCCATCACGAATACCCATAATATCTGATGCATAAGTATTAAAGGTGCACATATGCGTCCAAGAAATACAAGTTCCTTCATATTTCTTTACTTGGCAAACAGATGTATAATTTGAATTTACTAGGTCTATTCCATAATCTCTTCTATGAGGTAGTTTGAATGTTTCATCAAATGTTGGTGGAAGATCTGACCAAGCCATCATATCCAGCTCTAATGCATATAAATGCTCATATGCTTTCCAATCAGGTACATTAGGATCTTTGGCAATATATTTATGGATTGAGTCAAGGTAAAAATTATGATATTGTTTCAAGCTCATTTGGTAAATTATATAAATAAATCTTTAAGTTTTTATAAAACTCCCCTGGGATGGGAGATAGAGCGTTTCTTGCTCTCTAGTCGACCAGCTCGATCTGCTTGTCCAGCTCGGTGAGGAAGCTGATCAGCTTGCTCAGGCACTCGATGACCATGTCGAGGGGCACCATGCCTGCGTCAACACGGCGACCATTGTGGGTGACGATTTTCCGCTTAACTTGCAAACTTTTGAATTTATTCATCTCTAATTGTTGCATTTGGTAATGTTGATTTTAGAAATTTAACGAATGTTTCATTTGGTTTCCATAATGTAAATGAAATATTAAGATGTTTGATTTTTCGAAGGATTTCAATGCTTTTTTCATCATCAAAAATATTACCATTTGAACTAATAATGGCCATATGTTTTATTCTACAATTTTCCAAATCTCTAATATGCAAAAAATCACTAGGATTTTTAATACATAATGATTTTATATGGATATATTTAAGAAATGAACAATTAGCGATTTTTCCTGCCCAATTATCAATAAATAATATTGATATTTCTTTTACATCTGAAAACATATAATTCATGTCGTTATGACTATCTTGAAATATATTTTGTTTAATTGACAAAAACGCAATTTTAGCTGGTAATTTTTTATTAGCAATATTTGAATATGGTATCACAATATCATCAAACCAATAACATATATTATCAGCGTTTATATAATCAATACCATACATAGTATTTGGATTAAGTTTTGTAAGATATTTGTAGGATTTTGACGAAACCTTAACATAGAAATTAATATTTTTGGTGGTTAAAATAATGTCTTTATGTATTTCAAAGTTTTCATGTTCAATAATAAATGAAAATTTTGTATTTTTAAATGTGTTGTTTATCAATTTTGAACATTGGCCAAATTTAGCTGCTTCATTGGTGGATAAATATCCAAATATTGTGCGAATTACATCGGTGTTCATTTTTATAATATTTATATTTTTAATGATTATAATGAATATTATAATCATTTTTTATAAGGTAGATGATGGTTTTACAAAACCAGACAGAACTCACCATCCTTCCTCACAACACCGATAATGCCAAGGCGCACAAGATGCAGGAGCTCGGTTTCGGTGAGCTCGGCATAGTCAGGAAAGTTGTCGTAAATGAAGTCCATGAACTCTTCGCATGTTGGTTCAACGATGCCATGTCTGCAAAGATCATTGAGACAACCCTTGATGAAATCAGCGGTGATGGGTGATTTGCGATGTCCATTTTCATCGAACAGATCCGCGATGGCGGACGTGAGAACGTCGGACATGGGTGGAGAAGGTGTTTTTATTGACATATATAAAATATTAAATTAAAAATACTTATGTGTCATTTTTTTATAAAGAACTGTTTTGGTGTTTAGTCCTGTTCGTCTGGTCGGATCCGGACGATGAGCATTTTCGGCTCGGTGATGGTGCGGGTCTCGATCTTGATGGCCGCGTCATAACCAGGCGGGACTTCGATCTGGAAGACTATCTGGCAGCCCTTCTCCTGCATGATAAGCATGTAAAGGTACAGATCCAGCGGGATGGAGAAAGATGCGATCTCGACCTGCTGTGGCTGTTGGGCCGGTTGTTCCTGTTGGGGATCCTGGCGAGCAACGCACATGATGCTAGAGAGCAGAAGTCGAACAGAAGTCGAACTAAGAATTGGGGTTCTTTATTTATTATAATAATTATGATAATTGGAAAATAATAAGTATCAGTTTTTTATAAAATCCTTGAAGGATTGATCACTTGGTGGTATTCACCTGAGCGGCGCGTTGCTTGATTACGATCTGGACCTTGCCAATGACCGTGTCAAGGTACTCAACGTGGGACTGGAGGTACCCGAAGTGGGCCTTCTCAATCGATCCCAAATTTCCACCTCCGCGAGGCAGGATGGGAGCGCACCCAGTGGGTGATTTTTCGCAGCGCTCCATGAGGTCGAGCAGCATGGCCCTCAGCATGGCTAGCTTATTAACATCAAGTTTTTTCGCGGCGATGGACACTGTGGTTTCGCCGTTTGGTCGGATAATCTTTCGGAACACGTCCCTCATGTACTCCCAGAAGTCATTTGCGGCCTCGCTGAGCCAGTCGTGGGGCTTGGTGTTTTTATGGAAGCGGACGCGCTTTTCTCTTGAGTGTTTGCCCGCAGGGGCTCCGCCTCCACATGAAAAGGCTTTGTCTCTATGCGGAGAGGTCTTGTGTGCAGGGGGAAGTGTTTCCATGATGGTGCACAAAAGAAAAATGCAATTGGTGATTTTATATATTTATAAATTATTATATTTGGATAATAGTAGGTATAAGTTTTTTTATCTATAACCTACATCAATATTTGGTATAAGATCCTCTAAAGCTCCATAAGTAAGACGGTGTCCTTGACGAGAATGTCTTACACGCATTACCCATACTTCTAGTTTATCAATTGTTCTCAAAAAATCTACAACCTCTTGATCCCAAAACCAATCAATATCTGGCATATCAATAAACATGTATTTAATACTACAATTCTTAAGAACCTGAAGATTTTCAATCATATAACAACCAATTAGATGTAATCTATTGATTTTAATGTCTTTAAGACATGATATATCAGTCATTTCTCGCCAATCACCCATTATTAATGCATCAATGAATTTAGTTTTAGAAAATATAACATTAAATGTGGTTTCACCAGAAACTAATTGGCGGGGTTTAATACGTAAAATATTTGATGGTAATGGTCCATTAAAGCCATCATTATCGCTAAACATTGCAAAATCACCCTTGAAATAATAAAATAAATTATCTGCACTTGGCAATTCATTTGCAAATTGAAGCATTTCAGTGTCATTTACTTCATCAATTGTAATATGGAATTTAACATTTTTATTCTTAATGAGATTTTCACAATAAAAATCAAATGAATCTGGTATAAGATGATATTTTTTATCTAATTGAATTTGATAGTAATATCCGTTTATTCTGATATTTTCCTTGACACTAACTTTATCTAATAAAGTAAATGGATGTTTGTCTTTTGGAAATAAATGGCGATTTTTATAGATATCACCAAGATAATACTCATTTTTCATTTTAGGATTCAGATTTATCTTTACATAATCATCAAATTTAGTAGAACGAACTAGTTTATATAAAAATTTCGAGCAAAATCCATATTTATATGCTGATTTAACATCTAAGTAACTGAATATCAATCGTTGAATATCTTTCGACATTTTTTGTTAATTCATAGAATTTAATGAAATAAATATTAATTAAATCAGTTTTTACAAAGCAAAAAAATATAAAGGTTAATAGTATATTATGATCACTCGAGTATCGTTTATAATAGCGAGTGTTGTTTTACTCCTATTAGTTATTAAATTATGTATGTTTCAATCAACCAGCATACAAAAACTAATTACATCTATTATTTTCATTGTTATTTTCGGTACATTTATTACTGTGTCATTTGTTGCCAAGAAATCTATATCATATGTACTTTTGGGATTTACTATTATAATAACAATTATTGGGATTGTAGCTATTAATATAGTTGATTCTGAGCAAACAAACGATAGTGAAGTAGTCGAATCTTTAACAATGGGTACAAATCTAGGGACGGATCAAACAACTATTGGTTATGCTCGTGAAGTAGATAGTGAAACATCAACTATAACAACAAACGCAACACCAGTTCAATGGCTTCAAGCTCAAGCTGACACAGCAGCGCAACAATATGAAAATCTAGATAAATTAGAGGATGCTATCACCGGTCAAATTGGTTCTGATCCACAACAAGGTATATGTTATACTAAAAGCGGAGAACCCGGACAACGAACTCTCAATTCCGATGGATGTGTTCCACTTGATCAAGAGCTTCCTCAATGTAGTGAAGAAGAAGCCGCCGTAACAACTACTGAGACTGGAGAAGAACAGGGTATATGTGTTCCCAGTGCGACATCAATGGGATGTTATGATTGTAATATTGATTTTGATGAACAATGTAGAATTGTGAATGGTGAGGACTATGGTATGAAGAGTGTAGAAGAATGTAATAGTCCATATCAAGATAAATGCAAAGCAACATGTGGTCTTTATTATATTAATGGACAGCAACTTGATTCAGATAGCTTTTTAACGCCATGTTATGATAAAAATATTGATTTGAATATTATTTGTAAGAGTATGGCTAATGAAAATAATTATAGTAATTTTCAGAAATTCGGGGTATATAAGTATGAAAAATGTCCTAGAAGAGATCAACGAAGAGCTATTTGCAAACAATATTATGAATCCACTTATCCAACTCATCCCTTGAACGCCACTGCATGTGTTAATGAAAATCAAATGGATTCTTTATCGGCATTATGCAAAGCGAAAGATGATTCATATGTGTCATATAATATTGGAGCATATGATTGTCCAATGGGACAAGTAAGAGCAAATTGTGGAACAGAATCTCAAGCAAGTACAACAAGTCCATTTTTTTATAAACAAATAACAGTATAAAATATATGAAGTTTTTTCATGAACATCCTAACCATCCTCATCTTGATAAACGATTTTATAATCCACAATTTGATTATAAAATGCACAATAAAAAAATATTAAGAGGTCTGCTCGTGGTGTTAAGCCGTTTATGTCAAACAAATGATGTTAGATGTACTATTATGCATGGTAGTTTGATAGGATATTATTTTGGTAAGCAAATGTTACCATGGGATGATGATATAGATGTTATTATTGTGGAAGATGATCTACATAAATTTCTTAAAATAAGGCATAATAGCAAGTTTCATATATTGGAAATTAATCCTAATAGCATAAATAGAAGTCCTCATGATAGACAAAATGTAATAGATGCAAGGTTTATATGTAAAAAAACCGGTATATTTATAGATATTACATTTCTTACATATAATAGAATTAGAAAAGGGTTAATGAATTGTAAATCGCCTCATTATTATGTAGTGTGTGATATATTGCCATTGGAGAAGGTTGAATTTGAGGGATGTGATGTTTATGTTCCAAATAATATTAAGACAGTTTTAACGAGTGAATATGGTAGGAAAGTGTTAATACCACGGTTTAAGGAATGGAGATTTAACGGGGACAAAGGATGGAATAAAATATGTTTATATTCGAGAAAATAATTTATATTTATAAAATATAGAACAAATGAATTTCAATGACACAATTATAACTCGATCTAAAAGCAAGAGAAAAGCTTTATATAAATTGGATGATAATGGAAACCCCATTATGACTGAAGGTGTATCTTTAAATATCAAGAAAAAACCTAAAAAAAATGAGAGTGATTCTGAGTATTTCCCTAGTGATGATGATAGTTCATCATCAGAAGAAGATGATTTGGTTTCCATGGAAGAAGCATGGGAAGACTCTTGTAATATGGATGATATGTCACTTGATAATGATACTGCCTATGATTTTGTTAAAGATTCTCTTAAGGAGATGATTATGGATCGAGTTATGAAAAGACTCAAAAATGCAGATAAAAGTTCAGATAAAAGTTCAGATGAATATTCAGATGAAGAATCAGATGAGGATTCTGATGAAGAAACTGCTTTTTGGGAAAAGGCAAAAAAAAACCGTTATGAGGAGGAAAATTCCCGCGAATATTATAAAAAATTCGATTATTATAAAACACTTGATAAAAAAGAAAAAGAAAAGATTAAAATAGAAGAGCAAAAAATAAAAGATTTTCACAAAGAAATAAAACCAGTTGAATTTGATGTACTTAATATGGATACGACCATTGCTAATAAATCGTATATGATGGGACAACTCAAGGAATTTCGTAAAATGAAGCCAAGTGATAATGAATATGAAAAACTTCAGAAATGGGTAAGAGGAATGTCTCTTATTCCTTTTGGAAAGAAAATAGAATTACCTGTAAATAAAAAAGATAGTAAGCGAAAAATTAATAAATTCATGACGGAATGTTATGATGTTCTTGACAAAACCATTTATGGTCAAAAAAATGCTAAAACTAAGATGATTCAGATCATTGCTCAATGGATATCTAATCCCAATGGAAAAACTAATGTAATTGCGTTGGAAGGACCGCCTGGAGTAGGAAAAACCAGTTTGATTAAGGATGGAGTCTCAAAGGCTCTTCATAGACCATTTGTTTTCATGCCAGTTGGTGGTGCAACTGATGTTTCTACATTCGAAGGACATGGATATACATATACGGGTGCCACTTGGGGGAAAATTGTTCAGGGGTTGATGAATTCTCAATGTATGAATCCTATTTTCTTTTTTGATGAATTGGATAAAATAGGAAAGACTGATAAAGGTGATGAAGTGAGCGGATTGCTTACTCATTTGACGGACCCAGTTCAGAATGATAAGTTTCATGATCAGTTTTTTGGAGAAATTGAGTTGAATCTCAGTTCAGCATTCTTTATATTTTCATATAATGATCCTAAGCTAATTAATCCTATTTTAAAGGATAGACTTACTGTTATTAAATTTGATGATTATAAATGTGAAGAAAAAGTTGTTATTGGAAAGAAATATATGTTACCTCGTATTTTGGAGAATATTGGTCTAGAAGATGGTGATATAATCATTCCTGATCAAGTTATTAGATATATGATAACTAACTTTGCTAATATGGAAAAGGGTGTAAGAGAGCTTAAAAGATGTATTACAGAAGTAGTAATGAAACTAAATATGATGCGTTTTATGCAGGATGCTGAAATAAAAGTACGATTACCATTCAAATTAGATGTGGAAATTGCATGGAAACTATTGAAATCGAGCAGTTTTGATAAAATACCGGATCATGTTAAAAGCTTGTATGTATAAGTTTTTATATATAAATTTTTATCCAAGGTTTTTTCTAAAAAGCTTGTATGTATAAGTTTTTATCCAAGGTTTTTCTAAAAAGCTTGTATGTATAAGTTTTTATCCAAGGTTTTTTCTAAAAAGCTTGTATGTATAAGTTTTTATCCAAGGTTTTTTCTAAAAAGCTTGTATGTATAAGTTTTTATCCAAGGTTTTTTCTAAAAAGCTTGTAAAAAGCTTGTTTGTGTCTGTGTTTTTTATCCAAGGTTTTTAGCGGATGGTAAACCATCCGCGCTTAAAAAGCTTGTTTTATAAATCCATAATGGATGTTGCGCTTTTACGGCGCGGTATGGCTGCGGGTCAGCTTGGGCTTGAGCGGTGCGTTGTCCGATGCCTGTCGGGGCCGGCGCGTTGGGGTCGCAGTCAGAGCCCGAGAGAAAACGGGCTGAGCCGGTGCATCGTCCAATGCCTGTCTGGGCCGGCGCGTTGGGGTCGTTGCACCAGCCTCTTCGGCTGCGCCCGCTGCAGGGCTTTCGGGTGCAGCAGTGGTAGAGCCGCAGGCGGGGCAGTCAGCGCGACCACAGCCGCGGAAGAGCTTCTTGAGTGCTAGGAGAAAAGAGTTCTGGAGCTGCACCTCGACGTCGTTTTGCGGATCGAAGACCGCCTCGCGGAACGCGCGCTCAAGTGGCGTCCGGGGGTCGTAGACCATCAGCACCAACTTGAGCATCTTCTCCACTTCTTGTGGATTTGTCAGCAGCACCATCAGCGCTTCTTGAGATAGCATCTTCAGCAGCATCTCCAGCAGCTCCAGCAGCTTCGGCGGGTGTTGTTGCGAAAAAAAGTTTCTTTTTATCTAAATGAGCAAGGAAGGCAAGAGAACGTAATTTGTGGAGTTTTATTAATTATAATAATTAAATAATATAAAAAAAAAGAGGTGTCAGTTTTTTAGGATAATAGATGTATTAAATATTGTTAGTTATAATCTTTGTTTGAATTGTTTTCATGCTGTTTCTGCAGTCACTGTTGCTGTTACGTTGGTAATGACGATGCTGTTGTCTGGTTGCACTTCCACCATTCGCAGCTTGCCATCTAGCCTTGCGGCGAGGTATGTGTTAGGACTCATCCGGCTGATTGGGTACATCTTTTTTTCATCTGTGTCGAGAAAGCTTCCCCTGCCGAACTCTTTTTGACCTTCCAAGATGCGCTTCAGGATTTCTTTGAGTGGTGGCGATGACATTGTTGCGAGCAAAGGATGTTCTGAAAAAAGCCTTGAAAAGTTTGTTTGGTGACAGAAAAAGGGTGTTTTTGTTAATTATATTGATGTAAAAAAAAAATAAGTATCAGTTTTTTAGTTTTTATCCAAGGTTTTTGTGAAAAAGCTTGTTTCATAAATAAATTTTTATTCACTGTTTTTTTTAAAAAGCTTGTTTTATAAATAAGTTTTTATCCAAGGTTTTTGTGAAAAAGCTTGTTTGTGTCTGTGTTTTTTATCCAAGGTTTTTGTGAAAAAGCTTGTTTGTGTCTGTGTTTTTTATCCAAGGTTTTTGTGAAAAAGCTTGTTTGTGTCTGTGTTTTTTATCCAAGGTTTTTAGCGGGTGGTTTTACCACCCGCGCTTAAAAAGCTTGTTTGTGTCTGTGTTTTTTCCAGTCCAAAGGACCAGTTATCCAAGGTTTTTAGGCCCAACTTTGTTGGGCCGAGTAAAAAGCTTGTTTGTGTCTGTGTTTTTTATCCAAGGTTTTTAGGCCCAACTTTGTTGGGCCGAGTAAAAAGCTTGTTAGATATTCATACTTGTAGCATATGTTCTTGGCATAATCGAACGAAGTCTGATTGTATCAGTCATTGCTAGATTCATCTTTCTACTTTCTTCTATTAAGTTTATTTCATCATGTAAAAACTGATAAAACGAACATATAAGTTTATTCAAATGCTGTTGATTATAATATTGAATATTCTTTAATTTCCAAATATTATAATTAGTCTTGAATTTTACATCCACTGAGCCAGATAGAATATTATATAAGTTATTTATCCATTCACTCGTCTTTTCATAATCTTTCTTCTCCAAATAATCACATATATCATTAAAACTAAGTTCTAATCTATTATCCGGATATAAATCCTTTAAACGCTTCACTAATTCCTTATTTAATACTTTAATTGTTGAATAATCTTTTTGATCCAATTCATTAAATAACTTTTTATAAAATTTAGTTGTAGCTAAGAAAATATAAGAATAGTCTTTGATTCTGTGTTTTTTTACATAAAATTCATTATAGTACTCCTTGAAATCCGGTAACATACCATGAAATTCTTTTAAAAAAGAATTTTTAACTTGAATACAATATTTTAATAAATAATCATTAATGATGCTTGGTGAAATAGATGTTAATATCCTTATATTGAACATAATAACTTCATATATCTCATAATATTTAATGAATAAATAATATTTACATTCATATTTCCATAATTTATAATATTCTTGATAATTTCCATATAATATATCGAATTCTGCCAAGGCAATATCATAACTTACTTTTTCTTTTCCTATTCTTAATAATACTTTTCGGAAGGAATTATATAACATTTTAGATTTACTGATTAAGTAAGTTTCAAATTGACCATAATTTGTCTTTATGAATGATTCATAATGATTTACAAAAAACATAAATGAAAATGAATGTAATTCTTCCTTTATAAATTTATCTTTAAAAATTAAATTTAAAACATTAAATAATAATTTTTTAAATTCATTATTACTAATTATATCCAAACAATGTTTTTCAGATCTAATTTTATTCGGATGAAAGATCGTATGTTGTAATAATGTTGTTTCCATATATTATCTCTTAATATATTTTGCAGGATATTTTTACAAGAAATACTAAAGTATTATGTTTCAACGATACTGTATTTTAACGTTTTTGGGGTGTATAAATATATTGTCTTTTAACCTTATCACAGTGGTTGAGTTTTTGACCTATATTTAAACATAGATTTTTAATAAAATTATCCTTTGTAAAGGATTTTCCACCACGACATAATTAATATTTTTTTGAGTGCATAAATATATTGTCTTTTAGTGTTTTTGCAATACTTTTTTCTAAAAAAGTATTATAATGATATATTTTATTGTTAGAAACGGATTTTGGGTTGTTTATTCCCTTACATATTTGAGTGTATCCAGTATTGTTAATTTGATTCTATATATTAAAAGAATGAATAGAATCAAGATGATTGAAGATAAAGTTAGCAAAAATGAGCAGAGATTATGCGAAATTCAAAAAAAGCTTGATAGTTATGAGATTGTTCAACTTGAAAAGTTGCATCAATCCGATGGATCAGTTCCATATGCAATGGAAAAAAAATCTTGTCAGGAAGTATAGATGAGAATTATTATTTTGTTTATTTTAGTGGTGGCTTTTTTCTTGGTAATTAATTTCTTTAATAATATTAAATTCTATAACAACAGTTATTATAAGTGTCCAGGACGTGGAATGGGCAAGATAACTGATAATATTTTCAAAGAATTTAACCTTAAAAGAGATGAGAAAAACTGGAATATTTATATGCCATGTGGATATAATAATGTCGAAAAGGAACTTCAACAAATAGATCTCAAAGGCGATAGAAATAAAATTATTTTCGGAATCAACGGATGTGATCGTATTGTTGCTAAAAATAGTATTTGGGATATTATCAGGAAGACATATGGTTCCAAACATGCTGGGTCATTAATGCCTCAGAGTTACGTTCTTCATGATCCGGATGATATTAGAAAACTCCATGAAGACTATAACGAAAAGAATATTTATATCCTTAAAAAGAATATTCAGCGTAAAGAAGGTCTTAAACTTACCAGTGATCTCAGAGAGATCTTAGAGGCATATAAAGAAAAATATCGTGTAGCTCAGTTGTATTTGCGAGATTTGTACTTGGTTAATCGCCGAAAAGTCAATTTGCGTATATATCTACTTGTTGTTATTAAAGGTAGCAAAAAGCGTTATTATCTTTGTAAAGCCGGAAAATGCATTTATACATATAAAGAATATAATGATGATGACTTTGATTTCGAATCTAATATTACTAGTTATCATTTAGATATGAATGTTTATAAAAATAATCCCCGAACATTAGATGATCTCATCACTCATTTGAATAAAAATGGTAAGAATGGCAACTTGCTCTTCAAGAATATAGAAGAAAACTTTCGATATGTGTGTAAAGCAATTGATCCATATCTTTTTCAGAGTTCTAACATAGAAGGTGCGGTAACGTTCCAACTCTTTGGTGCAGATATTGTATTTGATAACAATATGCACCCATATCTCTTGGAATTTAATAAAGGTCCTGATATGAGTGGAAGGGATAAAACTGATGAGGTTCTCAAGGATCATGTAATATATGATATGTATTCTATTGTGGGTATTTTACCAATGTATTCCGGTACGAAAACGTTTTTCCAAATTCATACCAGTTAGGTTTATAAATAAAATTAAGAATAATTAATTATTCGCAAGTTCTTTACAACATCCTGCACAGACAGCATGCTTACATTTCAGTAGAATCGGATTATTTGTTTTTTCCAAGCAGACACAGCATTCAGTTTCTACAAAAATCTTGTCATTTTCCAAGGATACATTACATTCTGCCCGACAATTAGGACATTTGATATGATGCTTAATTACCGGTATGGGTTTCTGTTGCTTTGCATATTGTTGAACTTGTATATTGACAAAATTATATATATCGTTATATGATTTTTTGTAAATCTGATTGATGTATGGTAAATTATTCATGTTTTTATAAATATTATTGAATATATTGCTTTAAGTTTATAAAATCATTTTTTATTTCAAATAAAAAATGATTAATTTTTATTGGCATTGATAAAGAATAAGTAATTATTAAAAATGAAAAAAGAAAAACTTCTAGAAATTGTTCATATTATTTTACTTGAAAAAGACATTCATTTACTCAAAGCTGTTTTATCCAATACAAATGTTTCCAATGTATTACCTGATATTATTGAGTTATTTAGTCGTGATACTCAAATTAGATCAAAAAAATGCCTAGAATATCTTTTTACACTATACAATATTTTTAATACATTTTTTTTATGTATAAAAAAAAACCAAGCAAACATTACCATTAGATATAATTAAAATTATATATGGATATGCTCGATACAGAAAAATCCAAATAAATTATTTTAATGCTAATTTATTTGGAACTAAATATATTAAATCTAGGAAAATAGAAGATTGCATTATACATAAAAATCAAGTGGAAATAACAGATATTATTAAAGAAATAATGAAACATAGAAATTCGGGACATTTAACAATCATATCAGAAAAACTACCAAGACGTACATTTTGTATTTACAAATTTTTGCTAATTGATTATTATTTACGAAAAAAACGAAATTTAAAATTATTAGAAAATAATGTTAAATTTTTCTTAATGAATATTTTACCACATAGTATGAATGGGTACTATACATTGCCATTAGATATATCTAAAAAACCAACATTTGATCATTTGTACTCAACACGTATTACTCGTATGGTTGAACAAATGGGTCTTAATACAATTGATAAAATGATCAGTGAATCGCTTCGCAACGCACAACATCAGTGAATCGCTTCGCAACGCACAACATCAGTGAATCGCTTCGCAACGCACAACATCAGTGAATCGCTTCGCAATGTATAAAATAATTCGTGAATTTATTGCAAAGATTTATCAAGGCATTTCCAAACACTATTGAAATACTGTGGCCAATTATTTTTTATAATATCCATTGCGTTCATTTGGATTGTTATATATGAATCTTTACTAATACTACCATAATATATTTGGTTTTTATAATTTTTATACTTATATCTTGAAAATAATGTATCAAATAAATATTTCTTTTGTACTTCTACTGATGAAGCCTTTAATTGCGTCAAAATAAGACTAATTAATTTACCATAACATTTTTCTCTTGAACTTACTTTTTCCATGGCACTCATGAGAAGATTTGTATTTTCATTATGACATAATATATTTTTTCCATTTTTCATTAAAATATTACAAGTATCAATCAATTCATCCTCAGTCAAACGATAATCCTGACTATATCTAATATGTTTATTTAACATTAAAAATAAATTTTCATCACTAATATCTGCTCCTTTAGCAATAAGTATTTCTATCAGGGTTGGAAATTTAAAAGTAATTGCATATTTAATTGCTGTCATATCATAATCTGATTTGTAATTTACATCTGCACCTGCATTAATAATCAATTTTGCGCATTTAACTATTTGTGCTTTTTTGGTATTGCGCAAATTTATAAGTAATATTAATAAGCTCATTTGTTCTTTATTATTTCCATCTCTATATTCCCCATATGTAACATTGAGATTAACGCCTTTACTGATTAAATATTTAATTATTTTCTGATTAGTAGTTTTACATGCAGCGACAATTGGATATATTTTTCGAGTATCCATTTCATTAACATCGACTTTATATTCTTCTATTAACATTTTGGTAATATCGAATTTTCTTGCTAAAATAGCAAGAACCAATACATTAATTTTACCATATGTTTTTTTTGTACCACTTGATTCATCTTCTAGTCTAAGATTATCTAGAATTAACTTGACATAGTTAATTTTATTAGTTCCAATCATATATTCAAAATCATAGTTATCTACCGAACAATTCTTAGTATTCGGATGATTAATAAGTCTTTGAAAAAGTGCATCTGCTTTGGGACCTTTACATTTTCTCATTGAGAAAAAACGAATACAAAGTGATATATCCAGTTTTGGATATTCCAATAATTTAGAAAAATAATAATCATTATCTGAGTTTAATGCTGTTTGAACAGCCAATGTCAAAGCATATTTATCAAAATCACCATAACCCGTAGTATTATTATAATTCAAATTCTTTTGATGAATTAACAAATCAAAACATTTTCGTGCATCATATGCAATAGTACCTGCCAATACACAATAATCATGTCCAGCCTTAAGATGAGCATTAACAGTATTTGGATCTTGTTCAATTAACTGAGTCAATGTATTTCTATTATCTTTTTTGATGACACTATACAAGGAAAGTTTTTTAGACATTTATATATTTATAACTTTAATAATTCTTCAAGTTGTTTACAGAGTTCTGGATCTGTCAAACTGAAAAATTCAATTGTATTGATTTCAATTATTTTTTCTGAGTTTTCATCTGATGGTATTTCATAGAATTTTTTATTTGTCCAGTCTAATCCTAATTTAATAAACAATTTTGCTATGGTTTTTATATTATGGTTATGTTTGGTCAAACACATTAATTATGTCGTGGTGCTTTATAAAGGATAATTTTATAAAAAATTTATGTTTAATTATGTTGTGGTGCTTTACAAAGGATAATTTTATTAATAATCTATGTTTAAATATATTTAAACATAGGTCAAAAACTCAACCACCGTGATAAGGTTAAATATATTTAAACATAGGTCAAAAACTCAACCACCGTGATAAGGTTAAAGCGTTAATTTTCTTTATTTTATGAATTTCTTTTATGTTGTCAACAAAGTAGAATATATAATATCAAAGAAATCCTGATGATGATTTATGGATATTATCAATTAAAACCATTGGTTCTTCATGAAATATGGAGTTATATTTGTTCAGAATCTGAATTATTTAGCAAGATAATACGAGCTAATTCATCCAAATATTTTGCAATTAGAGGACCCATGTTCAAATTACCTGTTTTACATTATATTATACGATATTTCAAAGAGCCTTTACCATTTATAAAATATTTAGTTGAACATAAAAAATTTGATATTAACTATCTATTTCGAAATTATTATGATAATTATGAAGATATTACACCATTAGCATATGTTCTAAAATATTCAAAAGATCCACAACTCGCAAAATATATGACAGATCATGGTGCTATCTAAAGTTATTTTTTAATTATATTTTTTTATAATAATTATTATAACATAATGTCAATTAAATGGTTTGATGATATAGGATTAAAAGATATTAACCAAGTAGGTGGTAAAAATGCATCACTAGGAGAAATGGTATCAAATTTCACTGATCTTAACATAAAGATCCCATATGGTTTTGCTGTCACTACTAGTGCATTTGATAGTTTTATGAAATATAACAATTTATTCAATTTCATAAATGAATGTTTAGAGAAAATAGTGGCAAATGATGATTTAGTAATACTTCGGCGATATGGTATGAAGATCCGTAACACAATCTTGGAAGGCAATTATCCGATTGAATTAGAACAAGATATAACTGAATCATATCGTAAGCTCTCGAACATGTATAAAGGTGCAGATGGTAATTCTCAAGAAAATACTGATGTCGCAGTTCGTTCATCTGGTACAGCCGAGGATCTTCCTGATGCTAGTTTTGCAGGACAACAAGAAACTTATCTTAATGTACGTACTGTTAAGGAATTGCTTTTTAGTATTAAGCGCTGTTTCGCATCTCTTTATACAGATAGGGCCATTTCTTATCGTAAAAGTCGGAAACTTTTCAGCAATATCAAGTTATCAGTGGGTATCCAGAAGATGGTTAGATCTGACTTAGGATCAGCTGGAGTAGCATTTTCAGTAGATACAGAAAGTGGATATGATCAAATAATTATTATCAATAGTGCATATGGTCTTGGTGAAATAGTTGTGAGTGGTCAAGTTAATCCTGATGAAATAATTATTTATAAACCTTCATTAAGAGCAGGAAAACATTGTATTATTGAAAAGAAAATTGGTAATAAGACTCATAAGATTGTATATGCAACCAATCCAGGAGAGAAAATAGAAAAAATCAAAATGGATAATTCGATGATTAGTAAAATGTCAATTACTAATCAGCAAGCATTGGAATTGGGAAGATATGTTTTGGTGTTGGAAGACTATTATACTAAGCTTTATGGGCGGATAACTCCTTTAGATATTGAATGGGCTATTGATGGAATCACCAATGAATTATTCATTGTTCAAGCTCGTCCAGAAACAGTTATTTCTAAGAGTAATAAAGATATTATTAGGGAATATAATTTGGTTAAAGATGAAAAATACAAGGTTAGTAAAATTTTAGTAGATGGAGTAGCAGTAGGAAAGAAAATGAGTTCGGGGAGAGTGCGCAAGCTTTATTCACTTGATAATCGAGAAAAACTTTCTCAAAATGATTTTTTCCGCGCAGGCGACATATTAGTGACGGATATGACAGATCCTGATTGGGAACCTATTATGAAAATCTCTGGTGGAATAATTACCAATCGTGGCGGTAGAACATGTCATGCATCTATTGTGGCGCGCGAATTGGGTGTTCCCGCTATTGTTGGAACTATTAATTGTACTGAGGTTTTACAAAACGGTATGGATGTGACCTTGGTAAATGATGGTGATATTGGAAAAGTATATTCGGGATTACTTACAATTAATACTAATGAAATTAATATTAAAACTCTTCCTAAAATCGGAACTAAACTCATGTTTAATATCGCAAGTCCGGAAATTGCATTTAATTACCATAATTATCCAGTTCATGGAGTAGGCTTGGTAAGACAAGAATTCATGTTTAATAATTATATTAAAGTCCATCCTATGGCTCTGCTTCAACATAAGAAATTAAATGATCCGGAACTGACAAAGCAAATAGAAAAACTTATTGAAGGATATGATGATGAAGAAGATTATTTCCTTAAAAAACTCAGTTATGGTTTAGCAAGAATAGGTGCGGCTTTTAAAGATCATGATGTTATTGTTCGTTTTTCAGATTTCAAATCTAATGAATACAAGAATCTTCTTGGAGGAAAATATTTCGAGCCCAATGAGGAAAATCCCATGATAGGGTGGAGAGGTGCATCGAGATATTACAGTCCGCAATATAAAAAGGCTTTTGGGATGGAATGCAAAGCTATTAAATATATTAGAAATGAAATGGGTTTAACCAATATTGTGGTAATGATTCCTTTTTGTAGAACTGTTAAGGAATGTATTCAAGTTCAAGAGACAATGGCTGAATATGGTTTGAAACGCGGACAGAATGGTCTCAGAGTATTCCTAATGTGTGAGATTCCATCTAATGTTATTATGGCTGAGGAATTTGCAAAGCATATTGATGGATTTTCCATTGGATCCAATGATTTGACACAGCTTACGTTGGGATTAGATAGAGATAGTGAATTAGTACAGTATTTATATGATGAAAGGGATGATGCAGTTAAGGAAATGTTACGAATGGTAATAAGAACATGTAAGCGAACGGGAACTAAGATAGGTATATGTGGTCAGGGACCAAGTGATTATCCTGATTTTGCAAAATTTCTTATGGAAGAAGGAATAGATACGATATCTATAACACCTGATAGTCTATTGCATACAATTAATGTATTGGCTTAAAAAAATTCCATATACACAATATAAAAAATGTTCAAATTCGACAAACCAACTGGAAATACTAAACGATTTCTTAATTATTTTGGGATCAAATCACAAAGAACAATTGAGAAACAACATAATAAATATCAATATCATTTGGCATCCTATATGAGTCAGCAAATAGGTCCTTTTGAATGGCGAGTTCAAATTGGTGGTCTTGGATGTAAATTGGGTGGTTCAACTGATGAATATGGAAATAAAATGGCGACTGGTCTTGGTAATTATACAACATCAGATTATGATGGAAATGAAGAAACGGAATTGCGTTTGTTAATTTCGGAAATGGAGGATGATTTATGTGAAGGTGGTTATGGAGCTGTTCATGGTATTGCGACTAAAGAGAAGATGCCAATGTATGAGTCAATGGGTTATAAATTCGACGGAATACAGGAAGATTTTGATGATCTAATGGTATATAAAATTCTTGAATGTGAAAAAAGAAGAAGAGAATTTGTTAATGCGTGTGCTCACAATAATTCATAAATAAAACTATAAATATCCCATATAATAATAACCTTTTATAGAATGGAGTAAATTAAGATTAACACAGCTAATTATTATTTTATTTGAATCAGGCGAATCAAATGTTATAAATGAATATGGTATAGTTCTAGACATATTAAATGGATAATTAGATAGAATATCACTATTTATTTCATTTGTTAATCTTATTATTTGACCATGTTGTTCAAGATGATATTTTTTACCAAAAAGATCAAGTATAATATTAGTTAATCTATGATTACACATGAAAAAATATGTTGGATGATGAAATCCCTTTAGAGTTACTATATTATTTTTTGGTTTTATTGCATGAGTACTTGATCTTAAACATTGATATGTGAAAAATTGATGATTACTGTAATATACTGGTCTTTGATAAACATCATATATGATACTTATATCTTCTTTTGGTATTTCGTTAAATTGTATTATTAACTCACCATATGTATGGAATTTTTGTAAGTATCCATATTTGAAAATATAAATAGGTATTCCTTTCATTTTATAAAATTTCTGAAGAGTTTTATAAAAACATCCATTAAAATTTTCAAATGCATCATTATTAATAAATTTAATATTTTTTATATATTTAATAATGCTTTCATCCTCAAATCGTAAATTCTTAAAATAATATATATCATCGGATGGTGATCCATAATTTAATACGAAACTAATAATTTTATCTGCTTTTTGAGTCATTTTATGTGTTTCCATGAATTTGGAATGAGACAAATATTTGAAATAACCGGAATTCCTATTTGATACAGATAATATTTTATCGCGTCTATAATCATTCCATATGGAAGTGGTCTCTGTTGCTTGATACAATGTTTGGTCTATTATACTAATACATATTGAACCAAACATATTTCTCATATCATTATAATAAACAAATAAGTATTCTTTAATAAGTCTAAAAATTTCAGCCGGAAAGTACATTAGTGTTATATATATTTATAATCTTGATAAGTCTTTAATTATGTCGTGATAAAAGATCCTTTATAAAGGATAATTTTATAAAAAATCTATGTTTAAACGTATTTAAACATAGGTCAAAAACTCAACCACCGTGATAAGGTTAAGGTGAAGACTACTCATTGTCTTCCTCATCGTCATCCGACTCATCGTCAAACTCATCGCCTTCCGCATCGTCGTCTGACTCATTATCCTCTGCTGGCACATTCAATTGTTGAATCATCAAATTAACTCTTGCTTTCATTACATCATCTGTTGTTCTTTTTGTAAATTCTGTGAAACATTTACGTGCTTCTGAAATATCTTGTCGATAACGCAAATAGATAAACGCGAGATCGAGCCATAATGCGCCATCTGAGCCATTCGGGTCAATATCGATAGCTTTTCTTAGGATTTTCTCAGCATTATCAAGATAAGTATGAATTTCAGAATCACTAAAATCTGCTGGTTGAGGAATATTATTGAGATATTGTCGAGACACAGCGCGATAACAATATATTTGCGTTGGATGAAATTCAATAATGTGGCTATAACGCTCAATTAGTTCTTGTATATTTGAATCGTCAATACATGTGCAATAATTCATATGCGCATAAACATGATTAGGATCAATATCCATAGATTGTTTGTAAAGAGCAATGGCCTTATCGTTTTGCCCTGCATCAGATGCCAAAACGCCAAGTGAATAATATGGATATGCAAAATCAGGCCGAAGCGTAAATGATTTAGTGTATGCTTGCTTGGAATTTTCAGTATTTTTCAAATAATAATGTTGATAAACACCCATAATCCAGTATGCTAGATAATTATTAGAATTCATTTTTAGAGCAAGATTAACAATTTTAAAGCCTGTACTGAATTTCTTGTCTTTGTAACACACATATGCAAACATGGAAACAGCTTCGCCACTTACAACGAGACCATGTTTGACGGTCGGTTTAGCGAATGGATCATACGAAACTTCGCCAAATTTACCGCTCAGTTCGTCATGACCAAGGTGTTTTGGTTTTGCTTGTTTTCCTGTGATTTTCATTTTAGCCATAATATTTTTCAGAATTTGGTATTTATCTTTCAATTCATCATAATGCGTTTCATAATAATTGATTTCATGCAATGCTTTTTTCTTCATTGAATTAAAGATTTTTTTTCTCATTACAGTATATTTCGAATTATCCCAGATTTCTGAATGTATCAACAGAATGAAACGATTCATAATAACGATAGGTGTCGATTTTGCAGGATGACGTGCAATGTATGGCAATAATAGTTTCATTGCTTCCAAAATACGATATTGAGTAACAAGTTTGTCTGCATGAGCGACAACGTCAATAGGATTCACAATAAATAGTGTTTCATTAATGATTTCTTTGATTTTTTTGCTTATTTGTCGATTGATCCATGCCTCCGACAGGGGGAGATAGGAAAAGATTTCACGGAGGACGGGACAGCGGTCCATGTTTGTCGAGCGTTTATTATATATATTTGATTACGAATTTTTAAATATTTTTATTCAGTTTTTCTAGCTTTTAAGCGTTGCCGGTAAACCGGCAACTAAAAACCTAGGATAAAAAACACAGATGGAAAATTAGCTTTTTCCAATTCGAATGATGAGTAAGCGTTGCATCAGATAGGAACACCAAAAACATTTTAACGTAATACAGGAAAAATAAAATGTTTTTAGAAGTATTAATATATTTAAAAAAGTAATCGATATTATATATAACAATGGAATATTACAATATATTAGGACTTAAAAAAGATTATAGCGATAGTGAATTAAAAAAGGCATATAGAAAATTAGCTATTAAGTATCATCCCGACAAGAATCGGGGTAATGAGGAAGAAGCCACCAATAAATTCAAAGAGATCTCAGAAGCATATGAAGTACTTTCAAATCCTGAAAAGCGGGATATTTACGACAAATATGGTAAAAAAGGTCTAGAAGAGGACGGACAACCAGATATGTCTGATATTTTTAGTATGTTTAGTGGGAGACAGAGAAAAGTCGAACAGAAGGTCATTAATTGCGACGTTACATATAATGAATGTTTTCATGGTAAAACCAAAGTTATTGATTTTAAAAGAAAAAAGCTTTGTTATTCATGTCTTGGAAAAGGTGGCAAGAAAACCACCCGATGCGCGGAATGTAGGGGAAAAGGTATTATTGGAATCCAGCGCATGGTAGGTCCAGCGATGATTCAACAAATGCAAATGCCGTGTGATAAATGTGATCAAACAGGATATATGGTCGATCCCACATTTATCTGTGGGGAATGTAATGGCGAACGATTTCTAGAAGAAGATGTAAGTGTTGATTTGAATATTCTAGCTGGATCAGCTGATGGTGAATATAAAGTTTTCGAAGGGCAGGGTGATGAAGATAAAGAAGGAAATAAAGGCGACTTGGTAATCGTTATTAAATGCGAAGAAATTGAATGTCTCCAACGAAAAGGACAAGATCTCATTTATGAAGTAGAAATTGATTTAATTGATGCTCTCGTGGGAAATTCAGTTACTATTGATCATGTTAGTGGAAAGAAACTTAAAGTAAAACATGCTCGCATTGTTAATTCTAGATCATTTCACAAAGTAAAGAATATGGGAATGCCATATAAGGATGTGGATGAATTACATGGTGATATGTTTGTTACATATAAAATTAATTTTCCTGATCAATTAACGGAAGATCAAAAAAAAACTCTTAAGACAGTATTTGATTATAATGATAGTGATGAGGTATGTATGTATCTGGACAGTGAATATGGGGAGAATTTGAGTGAAAATGATTTTGAGAATAAAGATGAACCTGGTGGGGAGCAAGTACAAAACGAGGATCCTCGACAGCAATGTGTTCAACAATAAACTTTTTAAGCGCTGGGATCAAAGATCCCAGCTAAAAAGTTTGCAAAAAACACGGCATCACAAAACACAAAAGCTAAAAAAATTTTTTAATGAACCATTGGTTCTGAAAAAAGATTGCAAAAGCATGTTATCAATATTTTTTTGGGATGACAACTGCAAGTGTTTTTTCCAGTCCATAAGCGAAGCACCGGATGGAAATACCAGTTATCTAAGGTTTTTTCTGGGAGATTTATTACATATCTGTGTTTTTTATCCAATGTTTTTTATGGAAAATTTATTACATATCTGTGTTTTTTATCCAAGGTTTTTAGCCGGTCCTTTGGACCGGCGCTTAAAAAGCTTGTTAGATGGGTTTAGTAAAATCAAATTCCAGATTGGGAATGATACATGCCATGAATTTAATAAAATAAAGGAAATATTTATCAACTGATATGACTTCAATGTCTTCCGATTCAGTTGCTTTAATAATATTTTTTTTAATGAAAAATTTCATGGCGCTACTGTGTTGACACGGATGAACGCTTATGCAATTAATTTTATAATATGGATGTATTTCTATTGTTGCTGTTACTTTGCTATGATCAACTGAAATATCATCAAGGACTTTGTCATTTGGAATCGGATAATCATTTTCATCTGTGCCAAGAAACCAAATACGTGGTGTTCTATAATAGTTATCGTAGGTGATGCTTATATCATATCTTCTTCTTTGTGGTTTGGGGTGAATCATTGCTTCATCAGCTTGAACTAAATCTGGTTCTTCGAATTCTTCCATTTCATCAATTTGCCAGAGTTTATTTTTACTATCTACTTGATAATTTTTAATAACAAAATTATCAATATTTTCATCACATAATATATTTCTATTATCTTTCAAAGGAATATTTTTGAGTTCCAATATCTTTTTGGTTTCTGAATTTGACCATGACCATTTTGGACAATGTTTAATAAGATAATCACCAGCAACCTTGAATTCATCAACTGTTAACATACCTGTTTTATAAAAATTATTTGTTTTTAAAGTAGGTAAAACTTTCTCAGCAACTAATTTGTAACTATCGAATAAAAATTTTTTCATATAATATTTTTATAATGATATAAAAAAATTGAAAAAAATGCGTTTAAAGAAATAAGAATATATATAATAATTATACAAATAGCATGAAAAAATCAAAATCAACCGATAGTATGATAAGCGAACCTTCAAGTGATTCTGATAAATCATCATATCAACTTTATAATGAAAATAATATATATGTTAAAAAGTCAGACGTACAACATATATTAAAAGTTGGTGGAATAACAGATAAGATTAAAGATTTAAAAATCTATCAACAAGCTTTTACCAATACATCATATTCAAAAAATATGAAGAAAAAATATCTTGATAAATATGTATCAACATCAGACGAAGAAACTGACATTGATATCAGCAGGATAATTCCGATTCAATCCAAATCAAATGAAACATTGGAATGGTTAGGAGATTCAATATTGCAGGGTGTTGCGGGATTTTATTTATATAAGAGGTTTAAACAACAAGATGAAGGTTTTCTTACAAAAACTAGAAGTAAGCTTGTTAAGAAGGAATCATTGTCTTATTTGGCGAATTGTCTAGAAATGAACAGATTTATATTAATGTCAAAGCATGTGGAGGTAATGAATAATGGTAGGAAGAGTGCGAGGATATTGGAAGATACGTTTGAGGCGTTTGTTGGGGCAATAATGATTGATTTTAGTAATAAAGTCGATGAAGCATATGCATATAATATGTGTAGTAAATTTATTATAACAGTTATAGAAAAATTTGTTGATTTAGTTGAGGTTATTACAAAGGATGATAATTACAAAGATCAATTGATGAGATATTTCCAGAAAAAGTTTAATGGTCAATTTCCTAAATATGATATGAGTAATGTACTAACAGTACAAAATCCTAATGGAACGACTACACGGAAATTTACAATGATTGTTAAGGATACGGATGGAAACCAAATTGGTGTTGGAACGGCTCGTTCAAAGAAGGAAGCTCAGCAAATGGCTGCGAAAAAGGCATTAAAACATTTTGGATTGATTAATGGATTTTAGAAAAATATATGATTATAGTTTATATGTATAGATCAAATCCATATGGACCATATACAGGACAACAATCATCTCAAATACAACAAAGAACTCAAGCACAACAAAAAATACAAGATGAAATTATGAAAAAACAATTGGAAAATGCAGCAAAAGCTAAATCTAATAAAGATAAAAAACAATCTAATGAAAAGAATAAACAATTTTCAAATGCAAAAGCAATATTAGATAATGAAATCCCTGATACATTAACTTCTTTAAATAAAAAAATAGATGATATTCGGAAACAATCCGGATTAGATTCAAATAAAGCCCTTAAAGGTATAAGAGATGAAGTTATGAAAACAATTGGTGCTATTAACGAATTAATTGATTTAGCCCAACATAAAAATATGAATTCAAATAATAAAACGAAAATTCAATCTAGATCTAATGAATATAAAAGTGTCGTGAATAGTTTGGATCGACTTACTCAAATAATTGATGAAATTCAAAAGAAATTTAAATTATTTAATGATACAATGGAAAAAATAGAAAAAACAGTTGAATTAATGGGTTCAAACGAATTAACAAAAGAAATCATTGATAAAATTGCTCAGATAAAAAGAGCAGTTTTAGTAGATTCAGGCGGCACGGTTGGGAATTATATTACTAATTTAAGGGATATGGCATATAAAAGATTAAAACAAGCTAATATGTGGGTTATCTCAGGAAAACTGCGCAATATAAAAAATAAAGAAAAAGGTTTAATAGCAAATATTGGTAAATTAGGAAGTGTAGTGGGTAATACGAATAAAGATAAGATTATATTACAGCCTATATATATTGAGTTAAACAATGCATTAAGTTTGGCAAGTCAAATTAAGAAAAGTCCTTATAAAGCAGGAGTTTCGTCTTCCACTCGACCACCCTCTTCAATGTATCAATCATCTAGATACACACGACAAGCTGGAGGAAAGAAAACATTTCATATAACTAAAGGTAATCTTCATAAACATTTAAAAGTATCTAAATCATATAAATTTCGTAAATCATCTATAGAAAGACTCAGTAAAGTCAGAGTGGGTTATGAATTCACATTTAGAAATAAAAAGTTTAAAATGACTAAAACCATTAAAAAAGAAGTTACTTTGGCTAAGACTTTTATAAAAAAACATAAATGAAACTAAATCTTTATTTTATTCCTATTAAAATATATAAAAATTTATATACTTTAATTATATATTATGGAAGAAAACAATAATGTTACTACCAATGAAGAGGAAAATGATGTTACCACCAACGAAGAGGAAAATAATGATACTACCAATGAAGAAGAGAACGACAATGAAGAGGAAAATAATGATACTACCAATGAAGAAGAGAATGATGAAGAAGAAGAGAATGATGAAGAAGAAGAGAATGATGAAGAAGAAGAGAATGATGAAGAAGAGAATGGAAAATCTCAAAATAGTCCCAAAACCCCTTCTTTAGAGTATAAACCCATTGATAGACTTTCATTTCCTCATTGGGTATTTGAAACGTTTAAGCAATTTAAATTGGAAAAAGATGATGAAAAGCCCAAAAGAGGTCTATTCAAACCTATGAAATATCAACGCTTCCTCAAGGAATTTATGAATCCCATTAGTCCATATAGAGGAATTCTTCTTTATCATGGCCTTGGATCAGGGAAAACCTGTACAGCTATTGGTATTGGTGAGCAATTTAAATCAACTAAGAACATTGTTGTTATGTTACCTGCATCATTGCGTGGTAATTTCATTCATAAAGGTCTTGAGTTCTGTGGTGATCCCAAATATAAAGAGGATCCCAATTTATATAAAAATAAATATACTTTTGTGAGTTATAATGCATCAAATACACCTGATCAAATCAAACGTCTTGGAAATCTTGATAATAAAGTAATTATAATAGAGGAAGCACATAACTTAGTATCAATGATGGTTGGTGGTGTTCTTGGAAATAATAAGAACGGTCGTTTTATATATGATTCTTTGATGACAGCTAAAAATAGCAATATTATTGCCTTGACGGGAACGCCTGTTCAGAATGATCAATATGAAATTGCTTTGCTCATGAATGTTCTTAGAGGTTTTATTGAAGTTATGCAATTCGGTATTACACGAGTTGGAAGAAAATACGGTGATTATTGGGATTTCAAGGAAATTAAAGAAGATATTGAACAACTTGATGAGGTGGATTATGTTAAAATAGATACTATTGCTAAAAACATAGAAGTTCATTGTATCTACAGATCATACGATCCAAAATATCAAGAAGTCATCAGGAAAATAATGGATTTGGGTAATCAACACGATACAACCATTAAGTTTGTTATAACAGAGGAAATTACATTATTTCCAGAAGATCCGGATGTATTTGATAATTTTTATATTAAACAGAATGTTTATGGAGACAGTCTTAGAGATCCGGATGTATTTAAGAAGCGTATTATGGGATTAGTATCTTTTTATGAATTAGACAAAAATGATTATCCGGAAGTAAAATTCGAGAAATATTTCCGTGTTCCCATGAGTAAATATCAGACCGAATACTACAATTTCCTTCGTGAAAAGGAAAAGAAAGGAGAGTCATCATCTGGAAGAGGTGGTAAAAGAAAGAGAGGTGGAGGAGTAAAAGGTACTTTCCGTGTTTATACTCGACAAGCTTCTAATTTCGCTTTTCCCGAAAAAATCCCTAGACCCTTTAAAAATCCCAAATTCAGGGTATTTCAAAAGAAAGATAATAAAAAAGAAATTCTTAAGTTCAATAAGGCTATAAAAGATGAAGAACAGATTGATGAGGGTAATGTCGAAATAGATAAGAAATATAAAATGCGTCAAGAAAAAGCCTTGGCCAAACTCGTTAAGAAACAGAGTGAATACTTAACTCCCAAAGGTCTCGAAACTCTCAGTCCAAAAATGCTGGAAATACTTAAAAATATTAATGAATCCCCTGGATTAGTATTCGTTTATTCCAATTTCCGTACCATGGAAGGAGTGGGTGTTTTTTCTAAGATTTTAGATGCAAATGGATATGCACCTTTCGGAACAGATAATGATTTGCCTAAATACGCTATTTATTCTGGAATGGAAGACGAAGATGTGAAAAATCAGTTAATTGAGGTATTTACCTCTCCAAGTAATGCAATGGGACAGAGAATCAAGATTATCATGGCTACCAGTGCTGGTGCAGAGGGTTTAGATCTCAAGAACATCAGGCAAATCCATATTATGGATCCTTATTGGAATGAAATGCGAAATAGACAGGTTATTGGTCGTGGTGTTAGACGTGATTCTCATATAGATCTCCCCAAGAGCGAAAGAAATGTTTCTATTTATCGATATTTATCTGTATTTGCACATCAGGTCAATAAACCGAGTAAAGATCAGAAAATAGATGTAAAAAAGATGGCTACTGATGAATATCTTGATTATAGTGCTCAGAAGAAGCAGCAGATCATCAATGAAATTTTATTGTGTTTGAAGGAGGCTTCGGTAGATTGTTTACTTAATCGAGGTGCAATTGAAGAGGAATATGAATGTTTAGATTTCGGTGATACGGATGAGCTGGCATATGAAACTAAATTCAGTAAGAATGTTTCTATTAAGACTAAGAAAAAGAAAATTACATATATTCCTGGACTGATTTGGCAAGGAAAAGTTTATGCAGTAGATCCTAAGGCAAAAACGGTGTTCTTAGCATCTGATAAGAAAAAGAAAGGAATTGATCAAAAAGCTCTCAAGAAGGATAAACGAGGCATTCAGAAGGTATTCCTGAATATGGATGAAGGTGATGTTTATAATAGAACATCTATTAAAGATAAAAAAAGTAAAGTAATAGGTAGTTATGATAAATTAGGTGATTATAAAAGTAGTTAAATTCTAAAATTAAATTCTAAAAGCATCTCGTTGGAAATATCTCAAATATGATATCATTTGGGATTTGCATCTTTTTTCCGATCAATAATAGTTGTACTACGGTAATTGAGATATTGCTTCCAAAACCTCATTATCGTTTCCTTCAGTGATATTGTTGTAAATAGATTCCATTTTTTAATTATTATAATAAAATCTTTAAGTTGCACATATTTTTAATCATTTTTTTTCAATCATCTGAATCATCATCACTTGAATCGCTACCCCCTCGTCTATCATCACTTGCAATAGGAGCAACATAACGCAGTTCCGTTTCATTCTTATAAAGTTTCTCAATTTCATTACAAAAGTTATTAAATTGAGTTCTATGACTATTAACTACGTGTTTGTCACTTCTTTTATTGTCTGGAACACTATATTTTCCCGTTAATTCGAAATATTGCCATCCTTCTGAAATTAGTTTCAAATATGTCTGTCCAGTAGTGAAAAACTTGGAATCTATACCGAAAAGACCTATTATATTAGTTAAAAGACCAACTAATAAGGAAAGTCCCCAAACCGACCAAAAGATGGGATTATTAATATTATCTGTTGTTATTTCATCAAATAATTCTTCTAGTGGAACAGATTCGTTTTCATTAATAAAAACGGTACTATCTTCAAAGAAATATTCAATAGATAACAGGGCGGGAACGACAATTGAACATGATTGAATGAGAAATTTCATGATGTAATAAAGGAAATCATAACATCTTTTCGAACAGAAATAATATTCCACTGTTTTAAGATATCGGTCATAAATGATGATTTTCTGATAATTACTTAGATCAAGTTCATTGATAATTCTCCGAAATTTCTTATGATGATTCTGATAAAATGTATTGGTGCATAAATAGCAACAGTAATAAGAACTATCACTGCAAAGTTTGGCATAATTGGCATCTTCAAATGATTTTTTCTCACGAGTAAATGCTTTGATTTTATCGAGATATTTAACGGGATTTTTTTTCTTAACTTCAATACTAATACTATCTTCTAATTTAAAAGTTTTATCAAAATATTCCATGGAACATTGAAGGGTTTTATCTCCTATTTTTTTGATATGATCATTTATTTTAATGATCGTATTATCAAGTAATTTAAAAATAACATTTTTATCAATTATTCCCATTATTTTGATTTTATGTTTTTCAGCTTTATTTTTTTTAAGATGAATATCATATATTTCATCTTGTTTAAGCATATTAATGAATTATTTATTCAAGAGTTTTTTAAGTGTTTTCGGTTTCATATATCTTAATATCAAATAAATAGCTAAAAGGATTATTAAAGTAAAAGCAATGAATATAAGGACTAAATGAAGTTTTTTCATAATAACATAATCATTGTCTCCAATAGTGATTCTGGACACAGCTGCGTTACTTCTTCTCGTAACATCACCTTTTTTAGTCTTAATAACCTTTAAAAAACACTTCTTAGTGGTTCCATCAGCGGGAACAACACATCCCTTCGCCATATTATTGATACGCTCTGCACTAGTGGTTTTACTGCATTTAGCACGGAACGCTTCATATTCAGCTGTATGTTCCTCAAAAGAAGGAATTCTGCATTTAGGAACTCCTAACTTATCATTTACTTTATTATGAATAACATATAACCATTTAGTGAGACTTCTACGTGATCCAAGATTATCTTCAATTGGGATTTGTTTAATAAAATCTTGATATGATTCACGACAATATTTACATGGTAAAATAAAACCTATATCTGTAAAATAACGTCTAGTGGCTTCTCTGCGAATAACATGTTTAGGATTATTAGGATTAATCGCGTATGGATAGCCAAAAGCAACACTATGTAAAAAAAGCCATCCGGGTGGTCCCCATACCTTCGTCATTATACCATTATCAACATTTGGATCCTGACATTCACCATCACAATTTGAACCATGAAATGAACAAACATCATTTCCTAAAGGTGCATTAAATACCATATATAATATGGCTAGAAAATTTTAATATATGGATTCGGTAGAATCAATATAATATATAGACCATTTATATTTATATTTATCAATAAATGTATTAACTAGTATTAACACTTATTATATAAATATATGTGTCTTAAAAACAAAACAAAAATTCCAAAGCGGAACCTAAAGACTAGATTGTATTCACATCAATAACCATCACGATTAACAAGACATTGAAAATCCAAATGCTTATTACAAAATTGACCAATAATATAATCTATAAAAATCAATAGGATCCTATTATCAATATTAATATTACCATAATATTGACAGTTAAAACCATAGTTCAGTCGGGACATAATCACCAGTAAAAGAACTATTAATATTTATATTTAATATATATTATATTTATCTCTTTAAGTATTTTTATGCATTACTCTAATAAAGTAATTAATAACATCTAAATTTAATCTATTTAATTTTATATTTGCAACAGTAATTAAATATTTTTCAAGATCTGTATAACCTCCAATTTTGAATTTAACAGATCTTCTTTGCAAACTACGTGTCAAAAAAATTTGGGGAAAAGTACTCATTCTATTTTTTTTTTTGTAATGGGCTTTTGTTTCATGTGTTACTTCAATAATTTTATGATTTAAGCCATATTCTTTAACTAAACTTTTAGCACTTTCTGAATAAGGACAACCAAGCAAATAGTAGATTATAATCATTTATATATTATATATATAAATTAAATAGAATTTTAATAGAATTTTAATCGAATTTAACGACAATACTTGTATCATAAATTTTAATTGAACGTGTTGCGGAAATGGACAATTCTTGTCTTTTACGACGTTTTTCTCCATCCTTCTTTTTTTTATACACATTCTTGAGCGATACAGTCATGTCGTTTTCTATTGCTTTGAAGTTCTCATTAATATAATCTAAGATTTTATATTCAATTGCCCATTTGAAGAAATTCAATTGCCCAACTGTAGTGATATATTCGTTTTGATCTTTATCTATAATAGAAATACGCTCCCCTCTGCAAAACGTATCAAATTGTTTTTTAGAATAGGCTTTTAATTGAGACCTATAATGAAGATATACAATAATATGCTTCTTTTCACTATGAACTTTAATTTCATACGCTGTACCGTGTTTCTTAGAGTAATTCGTTACAAACCAATCAATTAATCTAAGCGATGTCTTGGATTTACCTGTTATAATAGGAATTAGTTCTCCCAAATGACTATCATTACTAAAATACTTAATTAATGACTGCATAAGTAATTCTTTTTTGGAATTAAAAACAATATTCTTTTTTAAAGTAATAGCCCCGTTAGACATAATACATTTTTTATTAAAAAATTCTTTAAGTGATTTTCGAGTTTAAGGTTCTGAGAAAAAATATATAATTATATTATAATGTCATTTGATTTTAAAAGAGATTATTCATTTGCTAGAAGACATGCGGAATCAACAAGAATTAAGGAAAAATTTCCTGACAGAATTCCCATAATTATTAATAAGAATCCTAAATGCACTAATTTACCAGATATTACTAAGAAAAAATATCTAGTACCAATTGATTTAACCGTTGGACAATTTATTTATGTTGTTCGTAGTAGAATTGAATTACCACCTGAACAGGCATTATTCTTATTTGTAAATGAAACACTTCCACCAACATCTCAAACAGTTAAGGATTTATATGAAAATAATGCTGATGAAGATGGATTCTTATATATTATTTATACTGGTGAAAATGTATTTGGTTAATATATAATGAGTAAGTTTGATTGTTCTCTCAAAAGATACTATAAAGAACCGTCCGAAAAATATGTTTGTATGACAACATCACTATTTTACAAAAGTGAATATTTCAAAGTCAGTAAAAATCTTAAACCCATGAATAAAACTATGAATAAAGTAAAATCATTTATTACAAATATTAAAAGTACAATTCAACAATTTATTGATGGAGTTTATCCATCAAATTATTATTATAGAATTTATTTCGATAAAACCATATATAAACTCAAAGAATATAAACAACTTTTGAAGATAATTATGAAGAATCCAAAAGTACAATTAATAGAATTTGATTGTTCCAATATAAAAAATATTAATAATTCCAGTAAAACTGCTCATATTGAATTATTTGGAACATTAATGCGTTTTCATGCAATTTTTGATGACAAAAGTCCTAATCTCGAAACAATCATTTGTGTTGATGCGGATAATACTTATACCCCAAAATTCATAGAAGTCACTTCTGATTTTATCAAAAGTTCTAAATTAGTAATGGGAATAATGTCCATTACGTCTATTGGATTCCATTCAAATGATTTTACAGAATTTGATATGTTTAATTATTATTATTTATTAGCTGGCGGTACAATGTTTAAAAAAGATAAAATATTTACCATACAACTATGGGATAAATATTTTACTAATATGTTTCAACAATATGATTTAATGTATGTTGTCAATTATTTAGATTTCAAAAGATTAGCAATTAATGCAGTTCTAGGACATAACGCCATTCAAACACAGTCTTACTATTCATTTAACTATGGTTTAGATGAAATTTGGTTGAATTATGTAATTAAAAAAATATTAAAAGACACAGGAAGACAGTCAGCATTAGATTGTTATTTAACTAGAAATATTAATTTTAAATTTGTTACAAAGAGAATATTGGATTTAATGAAATATAATGCTAAAGTAAATAAAAAAGAATATGATTTATTTGTTAAAGAAAGTAAAATACCTGAACTCAAAGAAATAAAGGATCATATCAAATTTTATGATACTCTTAAAAATAATAAATATTTAGATAGAATCTATATTCAAAATAATATTAAATACATTATTGTTAATTCCAAAAAATTAATGAAACAACGAAAGAAATATGATTATTATGAACTCACAAATAGTCTAAGTTAAAGATATTTTATTTATATTATTTATGGAAAATAGAATAAATTATCATATCCAAAAAATAAAATTGAATAAACTTATTGATGAAAATAATAAATATTGTATTGAAAATGAATATCTGGGAAAATATATTTGCAAACATTTGTATGGAAAATTTATCAGGAGAATTGATAAACTTATGAAATATCTAAAGAGAGTAAGACAACACTATCCAGATGAATATGAAAAATACAGGAAGTTACAGAAGATTAATTATAATAGAAAATACAGAAAAATCATTAGACACTATTTATTCGATCAAGCAATGAAATGTGATATGTGGACAAGACAATATCTTTTATCGATATTAAATCCAAAAACTAGTTGACATAATTTTTTTATAAAAATAAAAAAATTGAAATCGTTTTTATCAATAAATTTTTATGTAGCATTCTCACTATATAAAAATGAGCAAACAACTCACTAACTTCCAAAAAATTAAGGAATTTCACCAAACTTTCGGTCTTGACAACCACGATGAACATCAACTAGACATTTTTGATAATAAAAAGCTTTTGAAATTGCGATTGGCGCTTATTCAGGAGGAATTTGACGAACTCAAAGAAGCTATTAAAGACAGGAATTTTGGAGAAGTACGAGATGCAATTGGAGATATCCTCTATGTGGTTTATGGAGCAGCAGCTTCCTTTGGAATTGATGCAGATAGGGATTATGCCATTATCCATGATTCTAACATGAGTAAAGCCGCTAAAACAGAAGAAATTGCCGAAGCTTCCGTTAAGAATTATAAAGAGAAATTCGAAAAAGGAGAAAGCCCATATGATACACCTGCATATAAACTATCGGATAATGGTAAATATTATATTATTTACAATGAATCAACAGGAAAAGTTTTGAAAGCAATTAATTATAATGCTGTAGAATTTACAGAAGAACCTTAGTTAAAGTTTTTTTATTATATAATATTAATCATGTCAAACGTATTATCAAAACATAAGAATATACATCCTACTAATTTCTGTGTCTATTTATTAACTCATTCTACAAAAAATAGAACATATGTTGGTTATACAAATAATTTGAAAAGGCGATTAAGACAACATAATGGCGAAATTAAGGGTGGTGCTAGAAGTACTACTGCCCTTCTTAAATATGGAAAATGGTCAGTTTATACAACCATTCCTAATTTGACTAAATGGGAAGCATTGTCAAAAGAAGGAAAACTTCATAAAAGACGGGGAAAAGGAAAAACTCCGTTAGAACGAAGATTGAATGTTATTGATAATTTATAATGGTTTGTTACCATATCTTTATTGTTTTAATCCTTTTTTAATCTTACCCATTAAATCAAGCATTTTATGTTTTATAAGTTCTCGTTCTTGCTTATATCTTGTTCCATGCAAATTACTTGAATTCTTTAATTTCATAACATCGCGAACAGCTCTCACAAACCCCAAAACATCTGTAATTTGTCCTTCACTGTCAGTAAATTTCTCTATGGCGGTCTTATATATTGGTATTTTTCCGAATTGACTACTAAAACTATAAGTTTCTTCGCCATATCTAATTTTATTTTCTCCATTTATTTTTTCCACTGTCATATTTGTAGTATTTGTCTTTTCACCGCTCTTATTACGAGTTCTTATTTTGTTTCGTAATTTTGCTAAATTTTTCAGATTTTTAACATCACGATTAACATTGAAACGTTCTGTATTCACATCAACATATCTGGCTGTGGCGGCTTGTCCAGAATTATTGTTTAATTTACTATTTTTTTTTTTTGATTTTCGTATTCTTTTTTTTCGTCGATGTATTCTATTTTGTAATTCTCGACTGATTGTGAAATTTGGTGTGGTATTATTAGCCATAGTGACTGGTCTATTGGCTAGTGCTTCGCTATTATTTCTAGGTCCATTGGCTGCTGGTTCGTTTTTTTTTTAGCACGGTTCTTTCTCCTTGCAGCTCTATTTCTCCTTGCGTCTAATATTTCATTCACATTCATTCCCGATTGATTGTAATTTTCCAATGACATTTATATAATATATAACGATATTTTTTTTCTATAAAAGTAATATGATGATATATAAACTCAACAATGGATTAACTTGTTTGATTAATAATAAAAAATCCAGTTTTTCCTTTAATATTCTTTTATTGGTTAAAGTTGGCTCTCGAAATGAAGTCGTTGGGAAAAGAGGACTTGCACATTATTTAGAACATATGATGTTTAAAGGTACCAAACGTAGAAAAAATAGTAAAGCCATATCTAATAATATTTACAGTAAAGGCGGTGATACAAACGCATTTACTGGATTTGATATAACTGGTTATTATATTGATAGTAGTGCATCTTATTTTCAAGAAACATGCGATGTCCTGTCAGATATGTATTTCAATTCGACGTTCAAAGGAATGAAGAAGGAAAAAGATGTTGTTATAAGTGAAAATTATAAAGATTGTTCCAATCCCAATGGTAAAATATCAGATGAAATGAATAAATCTGTTTATAAAGGAACACAATATGAAATAGGTCCGGGTGGTCTTAATAAAGATATTAAGAAATTTACTAAAGCTGATGTTACCGATTTTTATGAAACTTATTATCAACCCAAAAATTGCGTTCTGTCCATTTGCGGGAAAATACCAAATAATTTCAAAAAAATTATAAAAAAATATTTTGATAAACCCTTCAATAAGCATACTGTGCCGCTTTATAAACAAATTAATTGTTTTATGCTTAATCAAACGGAAAAACGCGTTAGAAATGTAAAACTCGATATAGATGAAGTGAAAGTCAAAATTGCTTTTCCAATATTTAGTCTAGATGATCCAAGAACCTATGCAACCGAAGTTATATCTACTATTTTGGGAGGAAACATGAGTTCTAGACTTTTTATTCTTCTAAGAGAGAAAATGGGTCTTGTATATACTATCAGTACAAGTATTGATACATATAGTGATAATGGAGTATTTTATATAGGATTCGGAACATTTCCTCAAAAAGCGAAAATTGCTATTAATGCAGTATTAAAAGAGATAAAACGAATGAAAACCAAGAAAATAAGTAAAAAAGATCTAGAAAACGCAATAAACTTTATTATAGGAAGTGAAACAATCGAAATGGAGAATAATAGTACTGCGGCATTATCAGATGCATATGATTATACAATGTTAGGTCATACAGTAAGTTTAAAAAAGAAAAGGGAATGTTTCAAAAAAGTTACAATAAATGATGTTTTGAAAATAGCAAATATTATTTTTGATCAAAATAAAATGAATATTATTATTGGATCACAAAAACAAATCAAGGAAATTTTCTTTCCTATTTAATATATGGAAAAGTTCATCTCTGAATCTAAATGTTCTCCTGGATCCAAAGGATCAAAGAAAACATGTTTTAGTTTGGAATCTCTTAAAAAAATAGCAAGAGAACTCAATAAAAGTTTAAAAGGACGTAATAAAATAAAATTAGGACAACCAAAGGCGAAGTTATGGGACGGTATTAGAGTGGTGTTATCTAATAAATGTAATAAAGATGAAACGTGTTGGTTAAAACATAATAAAGTCAAACATATAGCGGATAGTGAAATGAGACATCACACATTCAAACCGGAAATGCCAGAAGAATGGAAGCATGATAAGTATGCATGGTTGAGTACAGTTGATATTTTAAAAGTAATGAAACAAGCAGAAAAAGCATATCCTGATTTTAAATTCATGGGGCCAGTCCCGTCGGATTGTCCCACTTCTATTAATTGTGAATTATCTAATTTAGATCCATATTCTTTGAAAAAGAGGGGAATTAATAAAATTGGAATTGTTTATAATTTGGATGTGAGTACAGGTCCAGGTACTCATTGGACAGCCGTTTTTATTACTCTTCCTAAAAAACAAATTGATTATTTCGATTCATATGGAGCTAAACCCCAGAAAAATATTAGAGATTTTATTAAACAGTTAGTAATGAAATATCAGAAAAATAATGAAAAACCAACTATTATATATGGTGATAGAAGACATCAATACGGTGGGTCCGAATGTGGAATGTACTCCATGTATTTTATTCTTAAACGATTGACTGGAACATCAATGTACCAATTCAATAAGAATAAAATTACTGATAAAAGAATGAATGATTTAAGAAAACTTTTATATAGAACTTAATATTTCTTTTTCGAAAAAAGGAAAAACCAAAAACATTTGTTATTTAATTTTATCTCTTAGGATTTTCCACTTTCCTTTTTCAAAAAAAGGAAAAACCAAAAATATTTATTATTTAGTTTTATCTCCTAGGATTTTTAACTCTTTTTCCTCCCTTAAAGTAATATTTACGACCATCTTTACCAATTGTTACTTTAGCCCTTTGTTTGGGTTTGCTAACGCGTTTTCCACCCTTAAAGTAGTATTTACGCCCATCTTTACCAATTGTTGTTTTAACTGATGATTTTCTTCTTTTACCTCCATTTTGTTGTGTGGTATAATATCGATTAAAAATATTCATGATGGCATTTTTATTTGGTTCATTTTTCAAAGCATTTGTCAATGTTGATTTATTTTTTGGTAAAATTCTTGTTGCATTTCGTAGTGTTGCTTTTGCACTTGGATCAATTTTATTTGAATTAATGTATTTTTTTAATTTATTAAGATTAGTGTTTGACAAATATGAATTGTTATTTGATGCTACTGGTTGTTTATAATTCTGTTTGTAATTATGATTTGCAATATTGCTTGCTTTTTTATTTATATATGGCTCAAGCAACTGAATTATTTTTGTTTTTTTAGTTGTTGGTAATCCTGTATTACTATTCAAAAATTGTGTTAATTGTTTAGAACTTGGTACCTTACCAGTTGCGATAACGTCTCTTAATACAGCTTTTAATTGTGCATTGACATTGTTTGCTTCAGTAAGCGTTTTTAATTGATCTAATACATTTTGTGGGAGTGTATTAGATCCTATGTTTGCATTAACATTACTATTATTATTATTGCCGTTTTTCCTTCCATTTTCATTAGTCGTTCCATTGTTACTTCCGTTCGGTATTCTATTATTATTTCTACCAGCATTATTTCCGTTTCCATTAGCATTCTCATTGGTATTTCCATTACTATTGGTATTTCCATTGGTATTTCCATTGGCATTTCCGTTCGGTCTTGCAGTTCCATTGGATCTTGTATTTGACGAGGAATTGGCAGATTCATTTTGAACCGGCTTACAATTAGATGCTCCCATTATTATAATATATTAATGAGATATTTTTAGTAAATATCTCTAATTGCTTTTCCAACAGGAAAACGCGGTATTCCGTCTTGAGTGTATTCCTGAAAGATAACAGTCAATAGTTTCCCTATATAACTCTTGCCATTTTCAAACAATTCTTTCCTAAGTTCATGACTTCCCCTAGGACGCACCGAAAATACATCTCCACTCTTGTTTTTCACTTCCCAAATAACTGAACCCTTTTCCAAACCCACACCATCATGAAATCCTATAATCTTGAATTCTTCTTCCATAAAGTCCTTGTATTTCTTGAGATCCTTGGGACGTTTGTTAATACCATAAGGCGAATCAACATTGCGTAACATGGTTCCTTCGAAGCCCTCTTGAGTAAACATTTTATGATATTTTCGGATATCTTCAGGTTTTTCAGCAATATATGTTGGTACTATTTGTATTAAAGTCTTCTTTTTCTTAGGAATACTAGTAATAACTTTTTTAAGATATTCAAAACGTTCCATAAATCCCCATTTAGGGTTATTCACGTCAAGACAATCATAAATATAATATTCAATCTTATCCATTTGTTTCAATTCTTCTTTAGTTACGTTGTCTTGTTTCCGAACGAGACCAGAAAGTTCTTCAAATGGGATTTTATCGGTAAAAAGCTCTCCATCCAAGTAAAAACCGGCTTTGTTAATTTTCTTGAGAATACAAGAAATTTCTCGCCGAAGAAGATCGAAATTATCGAATTTCACACCTTGGCGCGATTCCATAATAATATCATGATCCCCATTGTCATTCTCTTCAATATACGACATACAACGAATACCATCATATTTCCGCTGAATTGCACATGGAAGGACAATGCCTTTCTTCTTAGGATTCTCAAAATCAGCCCATTTGAAGGTTTTTGCCAACATAGGACGAACCGTAACTCTATTAATATGCTTAATATTATCTACATAACCTTCTTTATCACGTTTGTTAATGAATTTTCGGTCAGCCTCTAGAACAGCTTGTTCAAGACAAGTGCGTTTGGCTTTTCCTTTGGGAATGTTTTTAGAATGTTCAACTTTTTTACCATCAACTTGACCATGATGGGTTACGATATTAAATGTTTCTCCATTTTTCTCAATCTTAATTGCCCAGCAATAGGGCTTACTGTTTTTAAGTGTGTAAAGGACGGGATACTGTTTGATCGACATTTTTAATGAATTTGATTAGATAATAGTATGAATTATTTTTTAAATCATTTTTTTATAAATGGTTTGATGTGTATTTACACCAAACCATTCTTCCCGCTGTTTTTGGGACGACGGTGCTTGCCGTTGGGCTTGCGACTGTGCTTTGAGTTCTTGTTGTTCTTCTTGCACTTCCCGCACCTGCACTTCTCTTGAGAGTGTGGCGAGGTCTTCGTGCCCTTGCCCTTGTGCTTGCACTTGTCGCGCTTCATGCAGCGCTCAAGCTTTTTACTGCTCTGAGTCGCTGGGTTCAGTGGGGGTGGTGTCTGCCACATAAGTATGTCATGGATGCACGAGCATCCGCCTATTTCATAGCAAATGTAGCAGATGCACCCTCCATTGCAGCCGGGTGTGCCGCAACCCCAGCAGCAGTCATCGTCTTCACTGGAACTGACGGAGTTTGCGGCGCAGCTGGGCTTGCGATTGCATCCATGAGTGCTTTCGTCACTGCTGTCAGAGCCACTGCTGTCAGAGTGACCGCTGTCGTTGTAGCCGGGGTTGAAAACCACGGAGAAACGGTATGACTTGTTTTGCCTGAGCCTGTTGGGCTTACCGTTCTCGCCATCACGGTGGCCGTCATGGTAGCCGTCATGGTAGCCGCAGCCATAGTCACCCCAGTAATCGCAGTTGTCATAAAAAGCCATCTCGTTGGCCGTGAGAGAAGATGGGAGTGTTTTTGTTATTTTAAGATTATATATCTCAAAAAAAATGCAGTATCAATTTTTTTAGTAAAAATATATTGTAACAAGAAACGTTATTAATATAAATTTACAATAATTATCCGAACAATCATTTTTGATTAATATATTCAAATACTTTAATAATCCATTTTTATGATATCGTTACATAATATTCTGAGTGTATAAACATACTTAAATATTTATTTTATAAGATAATAATATATGATACTGATTATTGGTATATCAACAGCATGTGTTTTAGGAGTTAGCTATATCATTCATTCCAATAAAGAAAATGTTCTGGATATTGTTTTTACGATATCCAGTCAGACTAAACAACTATTTATAACAAATGATCGTTTCAGGCTTAAAACAGCACATTTATATTACGATGTAAATAAATATCTGGATGTCACTTATTTTTTCCTTAAAGATAAAGAAAACATTAAAGAAATGATCGATAAAGGACAAATAGATAAATCCATATTTGATTATCTTTGCAGTTCCAAAAATAGATTTGTTATAGATCCCAAGCAAATGAGAATAAAATTCGAATATGAATATGATAATAACAATTACATTACCTATTATAGCTATGACGATGGCATTCGATCCCAAAAAGATACTGATAATTACGATCAATTAAACTATCCACTCATAAATAAGGATAAAATGGATGATTTTCGAGACAAAGATGTGATTAATGGTTATTTTGAGGAAAAATATAAAGATATTGACGATTCTTTTTATATTGCTTGTAAAACAAAAATTAATACTATTCAAAAAGTATTAATTAATGGAGATGAAGATGAACACTTATTAGGTATATTTAATAAAATTAAGGGTTATTTCAATGATTATGGATTGCTTGAGAATAATTGCATTAAGAGTTCATGGATATATGATGAATATGATATAGATAAAGACGCTATTATAGAAATTCATCAGGGTCTTTATCTAGATGAAACCACATTTGATCTTCGATCGGACGTCATTCGCTTAGAATACAATAATGAATATATCATTAGTCCAGTGCTAATGGATATATATAAAAAAAGACTTTGAAAAATAAAATATATGCGTAATATATATAAAATGTCAGTTTATCAAGCAATTGATCAGTCCAATACAAAAGATAATAAGCTCAATAACTTCATGAACAAGGCCGCACCAGTAACCTATACTTTAGGAAATGGTGTAATGGGATCTTATGACGGTATTGTTTTTAAGACTGATTGCCCAGGGTCTCCTTGGCGTAAAACTCCCTGTACTGAGCAGCAGCTTCAAGGACCACTTTTTGTGCCTCAAGGTACTCCATTGCCTCTCAAAAACGAGGTGACATATATGGAATTGCCTAAGGATTCAATGTTTGTATTCAGTAGGAATATTTCTGATCCGGCATGCTGTCCTGCTACATTTTCTACTGATCGCGGATGTGTTTGTACTACTGCTCAGCAGAGAAAACTAATTGGTGAAACCAGAGGCAATAATAAGAATTATGTTAATTACAGTTTTTAATTATGTCGCGGTGGAATATCCTTTATAAAGGATAATTTTATAAAAAATCTATGTTTAAATATATTTAAACATAGGTCAAAAACTCAACCACCATGATAAGGTTAAGTATGAAAAACTATTATGTTAATTACAGTTTTTAAGTATGAAAAACTATTGTGTTAATTACAGTTTTTAAGTATGAAAAATTATTATGTTAATTACAGTTTTTAAGTATGAAAAACTATCTATCTTTTTAATATATATGAGTTATCTAAAAACAGCCATTGGATATTTAGATAATTGTGGGGTTAAACATTTGTCATGGCAAAAAATCATGAAAAATAAGAAAATTCCAATTGATATTAAAAACTATATTAATGGCTCTCGTTATATATACATGAGCGAAATGATAAAGAAAATAAATAAAATTAATTGTTCTTGTATTCATATTTATCCAACTGGTTCATTGCAACTAACAAGTGATAAAGATGTTCAGATTTCCATAAATATTAATGAATGTAATAGTGTTAGGATGTTATCTAGCATAATTAAAGCAATTAATCGAGTTATAAGTAGAGCCAATAAAGATTGGGTAACAAAAGATGCTGAAACTTTGTTAGATATTCATTTTTATCCACCAACGATATTGAATTTTATAAGTTTGAATCAACGAAGTCATGGAACTAAATATGTACGTATTGCTAATTCAGAAAGATATAAAACAGTTATTTTTATACCTCGTTTATGCACATCTGAACTAATAAAAAATTTTCAGAAAAAAGAATTTGAATGTCTTGATAAAAAAATAAAAGAAAATACTAAGCGTTATTATGTAAAATATAATTTGGATATAGCACCATGTTTATATACTATTATAGAGTGTTATAAAAAGAAAATAAAGCTATCTGATCAGGAATTTAATGATAAATTACATTGTCTAGTGCAATATAATAATATTGGTCCTGAAATGTATCTTACTATTTCAAGTATTGCGATGGTGGTTTGGCATTTACAAATGAATAATAAATTGTCTAAGAAATTATTGGTGGTTTTTGCACCAATTGCGTATAAAGAGAATAAAATGCTGTATCAGAAGACTAAAAAGTCGAAATATATGGATAGATACAAATATTGTCAGAAATATATGCGGAAAAACTGAATTTTTATAAATAGAAGTTAATAAAATATGGATTAAACAAATTAAATTGATAAATCATCACATGTTTTTTTGTGAAAAAAATGAGTTTCTTTTATTTTTTACGCAAAATCGAGCAATTAATTGTTATGAACTATGATATACCATTATTGTTGGACTTTACTTGTATTATACACTTGTAATAAAAAAAAATAAAGAAGGTTTTACCAGTACTGAAGAAGAAAATGGTCAGATAGGTATTACTAGTGAATCCACGATTATACTTGGAGAGACCATAACAGAAGGATGCAATCAATATGAACCATGTCGCAATTACCAACTCAATGAAAATATAACTGTTTCGGATATAGCCAATTATTATCTTAATGGTAATAAATGCAGATTAAACCCAATAGCAGATAGATTTTCGAAGAAACATATCAAATTATTTCTGAGGGAAATGCTGGATCAAAAATAAATCAAAATGAATTGGTATGGTCAGGATCAGATGATGTATTTGCAATAGGTTATCTCAATGATTTACGCAATCCATTATCTGCAAATAAATTGCTTAAATACAAAGGTTATGCCGTTTCAATGCAAACAATGATTAAAAACGATGATAATTTGAAAAAAAAGACAATTCCATTTGTTCAAATAAGAATAAATGAAGATAGTTCAATTACATTTCATAATGTTAATTCATATTTTCTTTATAAATCATCCATTTCCTCTTCTGTAAGTTCAGGAGCACAGCAGCACCATATCTTTTTACAGTATACCTTACATTCTTCCTTAGTAATATGTCCATCATTATTTGTATCAATATCATTAAGAAGATCTCCAATGATTCCCATAGCACCTGTCAATATATCATTATTAGTATCAGAAATAAAATATTCCACTACTTCTCTAGCTTTGCCATCAATTTTGTCTTCATGAAGAGTCATTATTTTTCTAGCAACACGATGAAGAACTTCAAGTGATACTAAAATTTTATCAATTTGATTGGCATTTTTTAATTTATCTATCATTTTCTTAATTTCTGAACCTAATTCAAACCAATCTTTGAATGATCCGAACTGCTCATTGGACCAATCTTTGACTAAACCCATAGTTTCATTTGTTAATTTTTCTATCATTGATTCATGATCAGAATCGAATGCTCTTACAACAGGTTTTTTACAATGATCACACTTACAATTTACGCATTTGCAGTTATCACCGCATTCGCATCCATCATCACATTTACAGTTTCCTACACAAATGCATTTATCTGTACAATCAGTGCAACATTTACAGTCTATGCAGTTTTCATCGTTACATTTGCAATCATCACAGCATTTACATTCATCTTTACATTTATTAGAAACACAACATTTCTGTTCACTCATTTTTATAAATAATTCTAATATTTTATTTATAAAAATCTAAAAATGAAAAAAATAAAGTTAAAAAAATAGTTATTATAATATATAATAGAAAGAATGTCCAAAAATTATAGAGAAATCTGTCAAAATAAAATAAATAAATCAACTAATGATAATGATTTATCTGATAAAATCGAAAATAGTATTTATAATTATACTCATCAAAAATGTCTAGAAAAGAAATACGGTACTGATTTTACCGATAAATTGTTTAAAATCATTTATAAAAACAAGGCTATGTCACTTTATTTAAATCTTGATAAAGATAGCTATGTTAAAAACCCAAATCTACTCGAACGTATTGCATCAGGTGAGCTTGATGCGACTAAACTTGCATTTTATACACCTCAAGTAATTTTTCCGACTCATTGGAAAAAGTATATGGATAGGCAAAGGGCTAAAGATGAGCTTGAATATGCAAAGTCTATGGGTACTATTACTTATGAGTATAAATGCGGTGTTTGTAAAAAGAACATTACTTCGTATTATACGTTACAAACTCGTTCATGTGATGAGCCGATGACTACTTTTGTAACTTGCCTGACATGTGGTAATAAATGGAAGTTTTCAAACTAAATTCGAAACTGAATTCGAAATTGAATCACTCAGAATAATCAAGAATAATATGAGTTAATTCACAACATAATTTACGATACAATATTTTTCTAATTCGATGAAAACGATCATCTTGTTCATAATATTTGAACAAAGTTGGAAAACCCGTACCTGGTGCATATTTTAGATCAATTCCATGAATATAAGAAATTTTATTAGGTACTAATCCTCTTACTAAAAATTTATTTTTAGTTAATTTATGATCACCATCTAATTCAACACGTAAATGAACTTGATAAATTCTTCCAAAATTAATACTAGATTTATAATCATCATAATTCCATGATTTATTATTAAATGGTATATATAAAAGTGTATCGTTGATCTTGTGACATAATAACTGAATTATTTTTTTATCTTCATAATCAATTCGGGGAAATCCATTTAGATTAACTATTATTTTTTTTATATTTTTTACAGGCAAATTCTCTATAAAAAATCCGTTCCACAAAGAAAAATTACATAAAATTGTAACATAGTCAGTTGTATTTGTTTTAGTAGAAATTGGAATAACTTGTGTATATAAATGTTTTATTGGTGTTTCTATTTTACGATTTATATATTTTCTTCTTAAAGATTGATTACCTTCTCTCAAAAAAATACCTTCAAACAACATATATCCTTCTAAATCGTCTGGATTATCAAATGAAAAACAATAATCAATTATCGTTTGTGACATTGGAATCGTTCCTGGTATCGGACGATCAGATAAAGCCCAAATTGGTTCTGCAACATTATTCCATATTAAAGTAAGATCATATGTATATTCAGTATAGGTTTCTTTTCTTTCAATTTGTATTAACGATTTTTTATTAAGTAATTTATCAAAAAATTCTAATGGAATAACTAATAACTTATTATCAATAGAATCAGCGGAAAAATAAATCCTTCGCACTTTTCTATTTGTAATAAGATATTTTAGATTAACCAAATCTGATTTTCGATAAAGTTTCACCATACCATTATTAATCGGTGTAATATAATTATTGTAACTATGTTGTTCATATTTATTTTGTTTTTCAAATTCTTTGTTTAATTGACCATATGTCATTATATCCATGAGAGCATTCGAAGAAAAAAGTTTAGGAATATTCATATTTATATTTATAACGTTGTTTATTTTTAAGTTAAAACAATTATATAAAAATTTCAAACTAGATCAAACTGATATTAATAAACCAATCTGTTATTAAAATTAAACCAGCTGTAATAGCCAGACTATTTTGAATACTATCTGAATTATTGAACTTAAATCCTAAAAATTCGAAACAATCCCAATCTTCTGTGAGAATGGTATTTAATATTAGCCAATCTAATGATGAATTATTTTGTAAAACCTTATTATTTACTATATTTTCAACAAATTCTTCATCTCCATCAGCATTATTAACATTTTGTAATAATATATCAATCTCCTGAGGCTGTTTTTCTATTTCTATTATTGTTGATTTACTTTCATCATCTTCTTTATATTCCTCATTATCATATCTATTTTTATCGTTTAATGTTGTTGTTGAACACGCTTCTATTAAATATTCACCTTGTCTATCTTTTTTATAATTTCCAATAAATTCTTTAAAGAAATTATTACTATTATTATATCTTTTTTTCAAATAATGAATATAAAACTTGGGTTTCTTAATTAACTTTATTAAATCACCTTTTTTATCTTCAATCAGAAAAATAATAATGAAAAACACTACTTGACTGATTAACCAATAAATAGATGATATGATAAAAGCAGGTGTTATTTCATTTAATTCAAAAACAAATCCTAATGCAATACTTCCTAATAATGTATTAACCAAATACAATGATTGTAAATTCTTAATAGAATTTTCTAGCTGATTCCTAATCCATAATATATCATAACACATACTCGAACATTCTATTCCAAAATTCTTGCCACTCTCTTCAGTTAGACTAAACTGCTTTTGTAATTTTTCATGTTCCGCTTTCATTTCACTATAATGCATGTAAAATACCATCATAAACACCAATAGATTAATACAAAAAATCATATTTCGATATAAAAGATCAATACTTGAATACACTAATGTTGTATATTTAATTTCCGTATAATTCCTGAAATCATATACAATTCCAATGGAATTATAATCAAATACACTTAATAGTACGTTAATAATCAATGTTGATAATGAACTCAATAATATAATCAACGATAAAGTTTCATCATCGTAAAGCGCTTTCATTTTCCCCATATCTTTTTTATATACAGATATGTCTCGGGTCATATTAAAAAAATATTTTTTCTTGAAATAGCGTATTCCAATGATAAAATTAGAAAAACCAATGAGTGAAAAAAATATATCAGGATAATTTGCTAAATCTATTGGATTAATAATAATTTTATAAAAATAATAGCATGGTTCGATGATTAAAACTATTCCAATAAATGCATGGTACCAAGGCAATGATTTATCATTACATGATTTTTTTGCATTATGATGATTTATACGAAGACCAAAACTATTAAAATCCGTGTTAAATTTATATCCTACAAATAAACAAATCTTACTGAATAAATTAAGCATAATATATTTATAATTTCAAAAGTCTTTATATAAAATTATATCTGCCTTTTTTCTTAAAAAAATTTATTAACATAACTTCTTTATAACCCACTTTATTCATCATATAATTTTCTTTATAACCAATTATATCAACACATTTACTTATCATCAACATTGACATGAGAAATAATGTTTTCATTGTCAATTGTTTAATATCTAATATTCGTAATAATTTATTAACATGTCTCATAAACATTTTATTATAATGAACAATATTTTCTCTAGAATAATGATCACTTCGAATATTAATTCTATTAGACGCAAATTGTTTATTACCAACCAAAATAATCTTTTCATCATCAACTTGATTTACAATATTATAGTCTTTAAACATAAATACCAAATCATAATCATTGATGTTATATTGTTCAAAATTATATAGTCTAATATTCGGTAATAAAATAAGTATTTTATGATCGTATGATAATAAATATTTCACGAAATTCTGAGTAACTAGAGATGTAGTATGATTAAACAAAGAAGAATTTCTATTTATCTTAGTTAATTTATTATAAAATGTAAAATAATTATTATAGAGTAATTTTTCCAATCGTTCATCCAGCATAACTCGTCCATCAGTGAGACTTTTAAATAACAGGTATTCCATTTGAGGATAGGCATTATGAATTCCGTTGGAGCGCAATCCTTTTAATCTTCTCTTAGAAATATCTCTATATTGAGAATAATAGGGTGTATTGTAAAAGTCAATACCAGTAATATATAAGGCTTTAATCCCGAAATTCAATATATCCATAATGGCAGATGTTCCGGTATATGGTCGCGTTTTAATTTTGCCTCTGAAATTATAATATTCTTTCATATTGACACATCGGAAAGGAATATCAAAATTATATTTTCTGATATAGTTATTAATATCATTTACAAAAACACTGTTGTATGGATAAGGACAACAAACGAATTTAACGCCATATTTTTTATACAACTTCGTGTCCAATACATTCTGTCCTGGATAATCAGACACATTAAGAGAATTATATATGATAGTTGTCTTAGTACCAATATCATCACTCAAATTGAATGGAAGAGGTAAGGCTTTATTAAGTCGGATAACCACATCGAATTTATCAATAGTTTTGCCTTTTCCTGATCCAATAATGGAGTTTGCTGGTCCAACAATGGCAACAGTTTTACCTTCTACTAGTTTTCTAAATAAAAATGTATATTGATTAAATATTTTGGTCATATATGATGGATGGAAACTCAATCTGAATTCTCGTTTCATTTTATTTAAATAATAATCCATTTCATTTCGACAATCCATATTTTCCGGTGTAACATGTATTTTCTGTTCTTTGATTTCTAGTTCATGTTGTTTCTTACGAACCTCTTGTTTTTCTCGTTCTATTTCTTTATGTCTTTCTTCGTATTGGATTCTGTCGGTTTTCTTCTTATTTCTAATAATTTCTCTTTTTTTGCGTTGTTCTGCAATTAATTCTTCGTTTTGTTTCTTTAGAACTGCATTGGAAGCTTCCAAAGATTTTTTCTCTTTTTCTTTTCGATATTTAGAATATTTATTCATTTTAAAATCTTGTAATTTTTTATTAAATAAATAATTATCAATATGATAATTTCCTTTGAGTCCTAATTCAGTATTTAAAATATTGAGAAGACTTAACACTGGACTATACATTATAATAAGCAATAATTTTTTATTAAATATTAAACGTTCGTTCAGAATTTTATATTGTCATATATTATAAATGAGATTAGTGTGTAGCCAGAATTTACACAACAACAGTGATGACTCGTTGATCGAATATCGCAAGTATAGATTAACAGCCGCCGAGAAACAAAGACCAATAAACAGAGGTTACAATTTCGTGACTAAACAAACTAAATATATCAAGAATCAAAGTACTGGATGTTATCTTAATCAAGGTACGACTGTTACCCGAAGCTAAAATTCAATATTTAATTATCTAATTATAAATATATAATGAAAAAAGGTGGAGTAGAAGCTACTTTTTGCAATTGTGGATATGGATCACTTGGATGTTACGGTAAAGTTCAATGTGATTGTTCTGATCCAATTAATCCGAAATGTCCTCCATCAGGCATGGTAATTTCAAAAAGCAAACTCAATAAAAACATTAATAAAATTCGCAAGACTCGTTGTAGAAAAAACTATTTAGTAGATCAAATGAAAAATAAAAAGGTCAAGCGAATTGTATTAGATCAACCAATGCATACCATTTTTATCAAGAAAAATAAGAAATTCAAGAAAATGGAAAAGCACAACTCCCTCGAAGCTGCTCTCAAAGCAGCTACTCTTAAAAAAACTCTTCCTGATATTAAGACAATAAAGGAAGGTTTATATGAATTAAAAAGATATCTTAAAACTGATTCTAAGGCATATTATGTTGTTTGGCTTTGATTAATTAGCCTTCAGCTCTTGCCTTAATCCAACGACTTCTTTACGTAATTTTTCAATTTCAATTCTTTGTGTTTCGATTGCATCTTTTAATATTTTAACATCACTTATCGTAGCATTAATTTCATCATCTCTTGATAAAATTATACCAAGTATTACAGCTTTCTTTGGATCACATTTACCATGTAATCTAAATTCAGTATTATCATTTATACTATTGTCATGTCGGTAACAATATGGACTTGTAAAAGAACATACATGATCATTACTTATAAATATACTGTTTCTGTTAATTCCAATTTTCTCTTCAATTAATTCCTTTATTTCTGATGCTTTTATATTTTTTTTAGTATAATCTATGAACACCATTTTAATAAATCGTTTTTCTTGAATTAAACATGCCAACAGCATTTCATCATCTTTTTGTTCACCTAGATCTGTTTTTAGTTTTTCCATTGTAACTATAAATTGAGATGGAATCATATATAAATTGTTATATAGATATCTGAAATTTCCCCTATTTTAATCTGTTATAAAACACGACATATTGTTATAATCCATTATTCATAATTTTTGATCAAATATAAAACAAACAATTGTCTTTTTTCTACAATATTCTTGGCACAT